AAATACTGTCTGTAATACTTGCCATTGTTTCATGGCGTAAAGATACAAAACTATATCCACTTAATAAAATTGCAACCGAGTTTTCGGACTGACCCCTTTAAATTTAGCATTATAGGCAATAAAAATAGCGGTATTGCCTTTCCCGCTGCTAAAATCCAGTATGAGTAACTCGGAATTCGTTAAGCCATTACAGCTTTAACACGGGGGTACAATACCGCATATATACGGAATTCCTTAGCATTATAGAGCATCAAAATCTAATTTTGATTTCAAGCCGAGTTACAGTAAGAGGATTTTAGCACCACAAAGATACCACTTTTATCTCTAACCACAAACATAATTGCGATTTATTTTATTCCAATTTTATGATTTTGTATTTCTTTCTTGATATTCTCAGTTTCTTCCTGTAGTCCTCTACCTTCGAAAGGATGTAATTGCGCTTTATCTTATCTGCCTCATTCAGAATATATCCAATATCGTTGCCGTTGGCCATAAACTCTTTATTATCCTTTCTGACGAGTACATATCTGCATTCGCCTGCCATCTTTTGATACCTCGCTCCATAGTCGTGTATTTCAAGAAGTTTTGAGGCTTGCTTTCTAAATATCTTCAATAACCTTGCTTTCATAGCTCAACGAATTTTCGCATAACATTCAGTTCTGACATACTAAGGCTATAGATTTGGGATTTTGCAGTCCTTAGCGTTCCGCAGATACAATGCCCTCCATCTTCTGTTTCAATAATAACCTTTTCTTCTGCCGTATATTGCACGTTATTAAGCAATTCTGCTACAATATGACGCAGCACTTTTATTTCTTTATCATTCATTGTCTTGTTGTTTAAGTTCTTTAATAAGCGCATCCGCAAACATAACAGACCATTTACAAACATCTGGCATACTTGGGTTGGGGTCTATACCATCAACAATTGGCGAGGCAAGTTGTCCGACCATAGCTGCCTTTGCTATCTCGTATCTGCGTTGCTCCCAATCAATTTGTTTTTCTTGGTGTTGCTCACATGTGGCTTCAAGGTCTTTTATATAAGCCCATCGTTCAATTTCTGTGAAATCTGATGGGTTCATCAAACGACCTTCCACCCATTCTTTACTTATAGCTAAACTATAAGTATTATAGTCTTTCCATTTAATGATATATCTATCCTTACCATTTGGAATTTCCTTGCTTGTATGCCATTTTTCCATATTATTATCATTTAGTTTTAGTCAGTTTTATTGCATCTATCTATTGTCTGCTTCCAATATGCAATCCATTTCCTCATTGTTGCTATATCGGAATCTTGAATGTTGTAAACGGTTGACGTATATACGCCACATTGGTAGATACGGCTGTTTTTAAGTACAGCCGAAACAATGTTCAGCATTGTTTGTATTTCTTCTATTGTGTATTCCATTGATTGTTTATTTTGAGCAAAAGCCTCATTATTAATCTATTTGCTTATTTCTTTGACGAAAACCTTATGCCCTCGTTCTACCATTACTCTTGAATAGAAGCTCCATTTGATTGAACCATCCTCATTGTGACTTTCTATCAGTCCAGAAATGCCGAGAGTATTAGTCTTGCTTGGGCGAACAGAATATTTAACCCACCAAGAATGTATCTTGCTCCCTGTCACTGATTTTCCTTCTCCATTCTCAAAGGCGTTGAATACTGATGTAACACCGTTATATGTCAATTCAAATCTTTTCATAATTGAAACTCCTATTATATTCTATTGTGCTGCTCGTTTGTATTTTGATAACTTAGAGATTAACTGCCTTTTGAAAGCAAGATTACCATCGCGCCAACCTTTTGAGCGTTCTGTTGTTATCTCTCCTATTTCTGGGGGGTTAGAAGCCCATTCTTCTAACTCCTTAATTATCTGCATTGCTAAGTTATTCATAATGTTTGCTTTTTCGTTATGCTATTTATAGTCAAAATCATGATACTTTATAACAGAGACAGACTTTAAACGACCCTGTGCATCTTTGTGAGCAACAAGTTCATACCAAGCCTTTGCCTGTATATCATTCACAGCAATAATTCTACCATTCTTTACAGAGAACCAGCGACTTTCCGACATGAACAACTTATTGGCTCGTATTTCAAAATCTGTTCGCTTGGCATTATATGTTTAATAATTCTCAGTACGAGAAGCGTATCGCCCAAGCACTCTTTCTGCAAAGTTGATAACTTTAGAACGGGTTACGCCATTAGGTATAATCTCATTTCCACTATCATAGACAAACTCATTATAGGAGTTGCCAACCTGCTTTAAACTTTCCATTATGCTATTTCCAAATAATTCAATCCAAATGTTTCAGAGCATTCAACGAATTTGCCGAATCGGTCTTTATTCGTTGCAATAGACTTAAACCATCGCTTCACTTGATATGAGCCACATTTGAGCATATCTGCCAATTTCCAAGTGGTTTGGTCAAATGCCATTCGCAAGTCGTTCTCTTTCTGTGCTTTTGCGCCAAAATAAACCAACAAAGCCTTAACAGCATTCGCCTTTTCGTCAATACTTGTACCATACAGCAACACTTCTTGAATATCCATGCAGATTTCTGATTTCTCGCTATTGATAGAATCTGATAAATTATTCAAGAACCAATTCTCATCTTCTGAAAGATTGAACATCTTCGTGATTGCTTTAATATCTCTTGCGTAAACTGACTTCATAATTCTCATTTTTAGGTGGTTAGTTATTAATTCCCTTTCTTTTATATTGCAAAGATAGATATAATTTTTATATATACCAAATGTTTTCGCTAATATTTTAGATGGAAGTACAATTATTTTTCGCCTGCTCCATCTTCACGCAATGCGAAAATACACATGAATACATAGTTTTTTTGACTACTCAAAAATTTTATTGTCGTAACTCGCTGATAATCAATGGGTGTTTTATGCAAGTGCATTGCATTTGCATTGCAAGTGCATTGCAAATGCATATTTTCTTGCCTTAAATCTCTGATTTTCAGCCATTTAGAAACCGCGAAAAAAAATCTCGAAATTTTCTTGGATTTTTTTGTCTGCCTCACTATATTACAATATATAATTTATTAATCTAAGTAATATTCACAGGTTCATATTACTTATCTTAATAAACCATATATTGTAATATTAGTGAGGCAGACAAAAAAATCACCCCAATATATTTAGCCGATGCTCGAAATTTTTCAAATTTCTCGCCGAATATCCAGGGGGGGGAGGGATTCGTGTTTTTGAGTTGAATTTTAAAATGGTGTATATGGAGTAGATATTTTTATTCATTTCGTTTTGTTGTGTTGAATAATTCGATTAATTTTGTGGACGTAATTAAACACAAATGAAACATGAAGAAAAAGTTAATCCAAGTTTTGAAAACCTTGTACGCGAGCAAGGGTTTTAAGGCAAACGAACTTGAAGAGCTTGCTGACGTTTTGTCAAGCAGCCTTAAAGAAGATTCAACGGATGAGGAAATCAGCAACGTAGCAAACGGTGCTGAAGCATACGTTAACATGCTTCAAAAGGTCGGTAACAGGTATGCAAGCGCCATCGAAGAAAAGTACAAAGGTTATGTGAAGCCAAACGTGACAGAAGACAAAACAAAACCAATTGAAGAAAATTCTTTGACCAAAGAGGCGATTGCAAAACTTATTTCTGAGGGTATCGCAGAGGCCATCAAACCAATCCAACAGCAACGTGAATCTGAGCGTTTATCGCAAGTTCTTTCAAGCAACGAGAAATTGAAAGGTATTCCTGCAAAGTTTATTTCGCGTTACAAGTTGGAGAAAGAAGAAGACCTCGATAATGTTGCCTCACAGATTGCGCAGGATTATGCAGACGAACGTAAAGCTATCCTTGAATCCCTTGGAATTGCTGAGCCTCCAACTTCTGGCGGTGATGCTGATTCCGATGAAGGATTTGTAAAACTCATGCAGGGAGCGCAAAAGGCACTTGAAACAAAAGAAAAATAAGAAAGTTATGTACTACAAGAAGAAATTTCCGACAGACATCAAAGAAGGTGCTTGGGATGAGAAAAGCTGCGTGCGGCGTGTTGCTGGTTTCACGATTGATGAAACCAATCTGCCGTCAACGTTAAAATGGCTACCAAAGGGAACGCCATTGGTGTTGCTTACTAACGGCATGGTTAGTGCTTGCAAAACGGCAAAGGTGTATGAAAAAGCCGTGCAAGCCGCAACAACGCTTAAAGTAAACAAGGGTTCATTGTTCATGGCTGGCGATAAGATTGCTGGCTCTACAATTTCCAAGGTTGATGATTCGTCAAGCGATTTTACGAAATTGACGATTTCAGCGCTTGAAAATGAAGTGGAAGCTAACGCCGTAGTTGACGATGGGAACGCAAGCAAGGTTATTGGCTTGAATTATGCCACCGTTGAACTGGATGGCCAACAGAGCTGCACCCCTACATTGCAAGCGTATGAGATTGACGAAGATTCCTTGCCTTATCCTATTAACGAGGCGATTAAGGAGGCTTTGACCGTTACGCATAAGTATTTAATTAAACCTTAATTAAACAATAGAGATGGATAGTCTAATTAAAGAGCTGGAAAAGCCTAAGAGATTTGATGTGTTTGTACAGGAGCAAATGAAAAACTCCACGTACAAACCACTTTGGAAGGAGGAGATTACCACTATTGATTACGAGGCTTCACGCACGTATCGTGCCGCGATTGCGGAGTATAGTGCAGCGATGGTCGGTAGTGTAATTGACAAAAACGGCGAAAAGCCAACGCATACCATGCCAAGTGCAAATGAGCTTGTTGGCTCAATTTCGCACATGGGTGACGAATGGCAGATGGATAATGACCGATTAGACCAGTATTACTACATGGAAGGCCGTTTGCGCAACAAATACGGAAATGACACTCCTGCGATGTATGCTTCTAATGATTACGCAAAACTCGTGAAGTACTTGTTTGACCCATTTGAAAAAGCAGTTATCGCGCCTCAGAAGCGAATCGACTTGCTTTACTATGAAGGTTTGTTCAGCGGCACGCAGACCGTAGATGCCAAGAATAACAAGAAATCAAATGTCACTTACAAGATTGATTTGGGCGTGAAGAAATATCATCCTACCGCCAAATGGGGTGAGGAGGTTTCAACGCCGATTTCTGATATTCAGCGTATTGTAGACGAGTTATCTGCCAAGGGTAAGACGGTTGTTAAAATGCGTATGAGTACACGCACTTTCCGTAAGATGTGCAAGAGTAAGGAGTTTGCAGACACGTTCAAGCTGAAACTTGGCAAGGTTGACATCAGCCCTGCAAAAATTACTTTCAACGAAGCGAACTTGTATCTGGAGAGCCTTTTGTTGCCGACAATCACAATAGAGCCTGACCGTTTTGTGAAATTGCAGGATGGAAGTACAATTAACATGACCGTTGACGACCGTGTTGTTTTCCAATGTGTTCAGAATGTTGCCGTGTTGAAGGTATCTGACCCTCTTGAAATGATTGACCCTCTGCCTAACAAGACATATAGTCAGTATGACGATGCACTTGTAGGCTTTTGGCGAAACGAAAAAGGACGATTCATCGACTATGAGATGTGGGCAACGCCTGTATTCTATGGTCTTGATGATTTCTTTATTATGGGAACCGATAAAACAGCATAACAACAATGAATATAATTGAGGCTATTGCAACGGAGATAGAGCCATACGAGCAATCTATGGCATCTATGGAAAAGGGACTGATAGACGCTGGATTTCGTTTTACGCCATACGCGCCGACAGATGAATACAACAGCGAGGCGAGAAAGACCGTTGCTTTAGCCTCAATGTTGTGTTTGTCGAAAATGCTTTCATTGTCTTCTGAGAGTGCTGGAGGCTTTTCACAAAGCTATGATACCAAGCTGCTGAAGGAGAGAATTAAATCTATCGCTGAAAGTGCTGGAATTTCGCCAGACTTGGTCTTGAAAGAGAACGACAACAACATCTATTGCATACATATATGATAAAGAATGCAACAATATCCTTACAGACGGTAGTCAAGCAGGAGGATGAAGACTTGAATATTATTGAAAAGATATGCTGGTCGAAGAGCGTAGGATGCACGGTTGCGCCAAATTCTAAGGCCAATCAAATAACGCTCAATGACGGGTATAAATATAATACATCATACGATATTCTCCTTAATGACGTGAGATGTTTCGGCAGGATTCCGAAGGTTGGCGATTATGTTAGGGTCGTCAAGAACGATTCAACATTGGATGCCAAAAGACAGATTCTTGGAGTAACGACAAAAGGGCATTGGCTGAAATTATGGATATAGCAATAGAAGGGTTTGAGAATGTTTTAAAAAAGGCTGGAGCGAAGAAACAGAACAATTCAGCAAATAGAGGCAACGCAATACTTCGAGAGTTGACCATCATAGCAGAAGAGGCGTGCAATATTGCACGTGATGCGTATCCAGACCGCATGAGTGGCGGTTACGATGACCACACGCGGAATTTACGTGGTAGCATTTGTGCGACAATCTATTACGGTGGTAGCGAGGTGAAAAGATGTGGCTTTGATGGTTTGGGAAGTGCAGAAGGCGAGGCGAATGCAGAAATTGCAGCTAATTCGCTGGATGCCGACCAAACAGCGCTTTGGGAAATCAAAGTGAGCGCAGGAATGTATTATGCAAGATATGTTGAAGCAAAAGGCCACAAGGTAATCTCTCATGTACAGGGATGGTTGACAGAGCAATTAAGTAAACTTGCACAAGACATTAAGGATGGAAAAATATAAAAACTCAATAGACGTAGTTACATCGCTTTGCAGATATTTGAAGCAGCAAAGTGGTTTTAAAGTATTTGCATACGAGAAGGATGAAAACTATCGAGGTGATTATATTGCTGTCAATAGTCTGTCAGTCAATTACGGAAAATGGGCTGACAGCAATTTGATAAATCTTAATATCCACGCGCAGGACAATCCGTCTGGAAGTCTTAACAAGGAAAGGCTTTCACGGATGTATGAAGATGTTAGCAATCTTATTCCTTACACTAATGAGATGACAGAAACCGAAGACCAACCATTGATAGTTGATGGTATTGCTTATTCTATCAGTTCAGACAGCAACGCGATGAAAGATAACGATGAAACACATTTTATCAATTTAAGAATTAAAGTTCAATTTTAAAAAAGAAAATAATTATGGCAAAGACTTCACCTTACGGTATTGTTAGTGTTAAATTGCTTGATGTAGAGAAAGATGGTAGTTTTCCTATTGATTCAAAATGGGAAAGCGCCTTTGAATTCAGTGCAATTGTGAAGGATAGTTTTTCGTTCAATGATAGCGCAGCTTCAACCAATAACATTGAAGTTGAGGATATGGACGAATATTATGCAACGCTTGAAAGTGATAAGGGACAAAAAGGCTTCACCTTGGATGTCTATGATTTTGGCGAGAAGATTGCCAAAGAATTGCTTGGCTATACAAAGGTAGGTGACTATATCACAGAGACCGTTGGCTTTAAACTTGGAAATAAGGCCGTCCGCGTTCAGACCAAGAAATTTTCAGATTTCCCAGCAAAGGTTTTCGAGTGGGCAAATATGAAGCTCAATGTAACTATGGCAGGAACAATGGGTAAGAGCGGCTTCCCTAACATCCATGTGGAATTTGTCAAGCAAGCTCACCTTAATGCAGAAGGCAAGGAAATGGCTGGAGCAAGATGGAAAGATTTGGCCGATGAATAAGAAAACTCATGAGTTAAAAACAAAATAAAAAACATGGCAAAATTTATCAAATTCAGAGAAAAAGCATCTGTGGCGGCTTCAAAGGCTGACACAGAAGGCACAGAAGGCCGCGTTGACGTGGTCAAGAGCGAAAATGCGCTCGTGTATGAAGCCTCTGCCGTTATCCGTGGAATCTCGGACACGCAGGCAGAGTATGTGAACCGAAAGGTTAAGGAGGAAAATGACGCGAAGGCGAAGATTTCGTTCAGCGTTTCACCTTCCGCAACTTTCGTCAAGGGTACATCAACGGCATTCACGTTGACCGTCACTTGTACGTTTGCAGGTGCGAATGTTGACGCTGACGCACTGCCAACGATGACAGCAGGTGGTGCTTCCGTCACCGTTACGAAGAAGTCTACTGGCGTTTACACTGGCACGGTGAATGCAAGTTCAACGACTATCTTTGGTGTTAAGGCAACTGTTAAGGGCGTTGCAAGAACTGCATCACAGACGGTTTCCGCCTACAATCAAATCTTGTTTGGTGTCAGCTCCTACGAGACAGCACCTGTCGGCGATGCGTCTGAGATGGCCAAGTTCCTTGCTCAGGTCAACGGCACGAAATTGCAGAGCAATTCAAACGGCACGTATAAGTTCTCCTTCACGGCAGAAAAGCCTTACGGCTATGTTCTGATTCCGTCTGATGTAACTGTTTCGCCGAACTTGGCAAACAACCTCGCAGGTCGCGAAGGTCCGTTGCCAGTCAACTTTGTAAAGCAGGCTGACGCAACAGGTTCTGGTATCACTTACCGAGTGTATCGTATGGCATCAAAGATGGGTGTAAGCGTCCATAATGTTGAACTTTATTAATCTAAAGAGAAATGGCAAAAAAATACGGAGTAGCATCAGACTACATCAAATATACATCTCGTATCAAATCAGATACGAGTGACGGCGTTGCAGTTGAAGCGTCACAAGTCGTTGACCTTGAAGAAGATAAATTGCAGAGCGAAATCAACAAAGAGTTGAAGGCATCAATCGCATCTGCAAGCGGCAATACTTATTCAAAGAGTGAAATTGACAGCAAGGACAGCGCTACGCTGACTTCTGCGAAGAGCTATGCCGACACCAAGAAGACGGAGGCCGTCAGTGCTGCCGCCACAGACGCGACTACGAAGGCAAACACTGCTCTCGCTTCTGCCAAGAGCTATGCAGACCAGAAGGTCTCTGCACTTGGAAGCGTGTACACAACTAAGGGTTCATGCACTGCCGCTCAGTTGAAGGCTCTTACTTCTGCCAAGGCTGGCGATGTTTGGAATATCACCGATGCCATAACCATTGATGGCAAGGCTTATCCTGCTGGCGTGAACGTGGTATGTGTTACTGCTTTCAGTGCTGCCATCGACCCAGCAACTACCAAAAATTGGGACGCACTGCAAGGTGTTCAGGATTTGACACCATACGCCAAGAAGAGCGAAATTGAAGACGTAGCTGTCGCTAATGTGAAATTCGCACAGGAGGAAGATGTTCCGCAGGATAATGGCGTCTCTTTCAAGAAGACCATTACCTATGTCAACGGACGAGAGGCGACTACGGAATCAGACCTTGGTATTCTCCCTGCTACGTCCACCAAGGCTGGCGTTATGTCTGCTGCAGATAAGGTGAAACTTGATGCGGTGGATGGGAAGATTGGGATAGATGATGGCAAGTTATACACTATTAGAGATTTCGAAGCCACTCTCGGAACTTCCACCATCGGTGAATCAACTAATATCGGTAAGTGGAACACCATCGGTAACAGTGTGAGAATTGGAGATAGTGTAACTATCTACAATAAAGAAGATGGAAGTGTTGATTTAAATGGTGTTTTTCTTGGAACAAGTGCCATAATTGGAACAGAAGCACATATTGGCAAAAAAGTCACGATTGACGATAATGCAACTATTGGCACAGAAACCATTGGAACAAGCCTATTGGGTGTACATGATAGCTATGGAACTAAAATTGCAATTGGCAATGGAGTTCAAATCACCAAAGGTGTAGGACTTTCGGTTAATGACGAAGGTGTTTTTGTCTGGGGAAAAGAAATAGAAGGTTCTTATCAAATGAAAGTCGCTGCCACCGCCGATGACATCTCTGATTTGGCAACTCGTGTCTCCGCTTTGGAAGACCTTTTGAAACTGGCATAGCCAAACTAACATTTAGACAGGGTGTACAGATGTGCATCCTGCCTAATCCTCTCAAACAAGAAATATGAAAAAGATGTACAGATGTGCCATTGTTATCACGGCATACAATGTTGAAAGATATATCGAACAGAGTGTTGCAAGCGCCTTGAATCAGACAGAGAAGTGTGAGGTTATTGTCGTTGAAGACAAGTCAACAGACGGCACGCTTGACATCCTCAGAAGAATCAAGGGAATTACTCTCTTGGAGAATAAAGAGAATGTTGGCGCTGGCCTTTCGCGCAGACGAGGCATTGACTATGCAAGTGCAGATTATGTAATGACGCTTGATGGCGATGATTACATTGACCTTGATTTTGTCAAGAGACTGCTTGCGAGAGCCGATGCCACAGGTGCCGACATTGTCAGCGGCGGCGTGAAAATACTCAAAGAGGATGGCTCATGGGATGCAACGTCCTACGGCAATTGCGTTACGGAAGGCCGCGACAAGGTTGCCAAATTTTGGGGCGAGCGAATTGTGTTCATGAATAACAAAATCATCCGCAAGGAACTTTGCAATAAAGTACCTTACAGCGATAGACGCTATATTGAGGACACGCCGACAATTATTCCGATAATGTTCTTTGCTAACAAGGTTGCGTATGCTGACACCATCGGCTATGTCTACCGAATGCGCAAAGATTCTTTGACGCACACGACCAATATCCTAAAGGACGTGGTGTTTAAGGGTCTCTGCTGGATTGATTTGTACGAGTTCTTCAATACACATGACCAAGGTATGTTTGAAGCTGTCAACGTGAAGGGATTTATCGTCAACATCATTGGAACGCTGAATAAGATTCACGTCACGCCCGAGATGGTTGCACCATTTGAAAAGGAATGGCATGAATTTACGATGCGCCTTCTGAACGTTATCGAGATTACGAATATTAATCTTGTCGGAGGGGATAATAAAAACAAGTAACAAACTAATTATTAACTAAGTGTGGTTTAACGGCCTTCGGGCCAAGCATTCTTTGGCAATGTGCAGATGTTGTCATTTCACATTGTCAGAGAATGTTGTTTTTTTATAAGACTATGGCAACAGTTGATTGGAAAAAGCTTGAAGGTCGCGTTTTTAGATTTGACGTGAACACTTCGACAGAGGATGCTTTGAAGGCTACGAATCCTGCGATTATTCATTTCACGACAGAGGGAGACATCGTGATGAATGGGGAGAAATTTTGCAGCCCGAAGAAGAAGGAGTTAAAGGTGGTGAAGTTATGCACATCGTATGAGATTGCTAAATATGATGCAGTGCTGACGCAATTAAATGGAAATGAACTTCAATATTTGAATTACCCAGAAACGGCGACAGAAGAAGTTTCCTATAAATCATATATTATAGTCGCCTCCTTGATAAACGGAAAGCCTTTTTATTGGTTTTCAGATGCTTATAATTTAGGCGGGCCAGGCATCAGAATTGCATCAGAAAAAATTATCGGTGTAGACGAAAAGACTTTCAATGCAGGGTTTGATAGCTTGGCGAATGATATTGTATTTGTATTTGACTATGATACAATAGAATTAAAAAGTTTTACATACGGAAATGGCTCTGACACTGGAGACCTTAATTATGTTGGTATGTTTTATATGATATCAGCATCCTTTATAACAGTGGCCAACAACGAAGCAGGAGGCATTAATTTTGATGTTGCTTTATACAATGATTTGAAACGTGTTTATAGCGATATATCACTCCTTCCACTCGTTACTGGTGGGCTTCAATATACAGCATCCAAAGAAGCAGCTGGTCTTGTAAAAATCGGAAAGGGCCTTACCACTCATTCAGAAAAGACTGATACAGGCGACTATATCAATGATAAAAATGTAGGATTACTGGAAATCCTTCCTGCTAAGACTGATACCTTGGGCGGCGTGAAAAAAGCCAACCTCAGTCTGCAAACAGAATACGAGTTCTTGAAGGCCGTGCCAAGCGTCACCACTCTTGACGAGGCGAAGTTCGCCATCAATCATCTACGAATTATCTGCAAAACGCTCGTTGATAAACTGGAAGAGGCAGGAACGTTGAATAAATAATATTGAAGACATGATTAAAATTGCAACACATAACAGCTTCACAGGAGAAAAAGGTGACGGCCTTTTGTCGTTCCTTGTCTCCGCGTTTTCAAAATGCCAGTCAAAAACCTTGGTGCAACAGCACAGATGCGGCTGCCGTCTGTTTGACCTCCGCGTGAAATGGGACAAGGGCAGAGGGAGATTCGTTGCTGCACATGGCTTGTGGAAAGCTAAGAAATCCCTGCTAAAACTCATGGCCGAACTAAACGGCATTGCAGCATCTTCGCCAGTCAAGACGATGTATCTGCTTACCTATGAGGGGGAATGCGAAGAAGGCACAGAGGTGTACGAAAATTTCCGCAAACTTGCCGAATGCCTCAAAGGATTCAGCAATATTCAATGCGTGCAACTGAGCGTTAAGAAACCCGATTGGCGCGTATTATGGTCAAGTTCTGATATGCCGTACTACACAGCTGCCTATGACGTCTTGGCAAAGGACAATTGGAAGACGCTGCTTCCGATTCCTTGGATGTGGGCGAAGTTCAGACGAAAGGCAGAGTTCAGCGATGCCTATTACAGAATGGTTGATTTTCTTTAGGAGGGACAAAGATGGAATCGTCATTTATTCTTAACCCGTTGGTTGCGTTGGCAGGCATCGGAGCATATTACACCATTCCCACTGAGATACAGGAGACGTTTTACGGCCTGCGGTGGATGGTGTTATTTATTATCTTCATGATAATTGCGGACTTTTATTTGGGTCTGACAGAGAGTGTGAAGGTGAAAAAGGAATCGTTCAGATACAGCAGAGCAGGGCGAAGAACCGTTTGCAAGTTCATCGAGTACATGATTTACATCATGACGGGAGCTTTGCTTGGCAAGTCATTCCTTGAACCTATGGGTATAGGTACATACGAGGAGGGCGGTGCGTTAGGCTCTGTCTTTGCTGCCGTATTTGAATTGGATAGTATTAAGGGCCATGTGTGCGCGATACATGGTGTAAAGTTTAATTTCTCTTTCAAACGCTTTATTGTCGCTATGCTAAAGAAGAAGGATAAGGATGCAGGCGAGGCGTTTGAGGAGGCAACGAAGGAGGAGAAGTAAGATGAGCAATAATCCTGTAACCCCTTGGAATGAGTTAGAGGGGAGATTCTTTAAGGTGGATGTCGGGTCAATGACAGCGAAATCTATTGCAAGCGACTATGAGACTGGAGAACCTGTTGTGCATTACACGACAGATGGGGACATTGTGTTTAATGGGATGAGGTTTTGCAAAGAAAAGAAGGATGCTGTCAGCTCAGACAAACGTATCGTTGTTCATAAGGCCATACCAATGTTTCCAAGAAAGGGGCATATTTATTGCTTTCAAGGGCAGTATATATTTTTCAAGATTAAAGTGGCAAGAATTAATAATGATGTTACTTATAATATTCCAAAATTTATAGATTCGATTGTACCTATATATAGATTAGATGGCAGGTTTTTAAAAGAGGAAAGTGATAGACATAAGAGTCTGATTGGCTCTTCGATAAAAGGAAAATTCCTCAACGAAATTATAGCTTCAGATTATAAATACTTTGGGGAGGCTCAATACTTGTTGTTTCGCATCGATATTAAAAAACAAGGTTTAAGAAAGAAACGGAATGAAGCAGTTTTCGTGCAAATAAACCAAGAAAGTGACATGGGTGGTATATTAAATAAGACCCCATCTGATATTGACGATTTTGAGCGCGCAAGCAGTATTTCTATAAAATCCAATCAAGAAATAATATCTTTAGGATATAACATTACTTCCCCTTATTATAAGCTAAGTGATGACTGTAAAATGATTTATAAATACGGAACAATTGAGAGATTTAAGCTCTCGCCAAGCGTGATGTATTTACGCGAATATATCGCATAAAGAGAAGTAAATTTAATCTGTTCAGAAAAAGGGAGGATGGCTCTGTTTATTTCGAATCTGTTCCAAAGAAATATTATTGCCTTAAAAAAAACGGATATACACAGTTAAGGTTGCATTTGTAGACGGGCATTTCTATACTAAGCCTGCTGATGCTTTGGAAACAAGATTAAATTTAAGAAACTATCTGATACAATACTCAGAAGAAAACTATGGTTTTTATAAAAAAAAACTGAGCTACACCAAGAATGCAATAAGCATACGCTATTTTAGGAAAGAATGAAGAGTAGAAACACACCTTCAGCCCACACGGGGACCTCAAGGATGTACGTCCCTACTCTTTCGTACACAAAATTACAAAAATAATTCAACATGGCAAATTACAAACAAATAATTCCCTTCATTTTATCATGGGAGGGCGGTTTTTGCAACCGAAAGAACGACAGAGGAGGCGCGACAAACAAGGGCGTGACGATAAATACGTGGCGAGGTTATTGCGCTAAAAAGGGCAAGCCAGCAACGATTGAAACCTTAAAAGCGATGACTACCAGCGAATGGGAGGAAATTTTCAAAACTATGTACTGGGATGCGCTCAAATTGGATAATGTGACAGACCAAAATGTCGCTAACATCATGGTTGATTGGGCATGGGCAAGCGGCGTGGGCACGGCGGCGCGACAATTACAGAAGCTCGTAGGCGTGAAGGTTGACGGCATCATCGGCAACAAGACGTTGGCTGCCGTCAACAGCACAAGCGGCTTGCCGTTATTCGGACGTATCAAGCAAATGCGCCTATTATTCGTCAAGAGTATTGTCAAGAACGACAAGAGCCAGCAAGAAAATCTTAGAGGCTGGGAGCGCCGAATTAATTCAATTATGTACGACAATCTTATTTTGAACAAAAATGATTAAGTGGTTTTATAAGCTATGCAGCAAGGTGGCAGGCTTCGCTACCTCACTTGGCATTGATGGTCTTACACATATTATCGTAATGACCATTATCTCCAAGATGGCACTTATTTTCCTGCCAGTATGGGTAATGGTAGCCGTTATGCTGTTGGTTGCCATTTCCAAGGAATTGCTCGACAGATTCACAGGGCAGGGAACGTCAGAGTGGAAGGACTTCTTTTGCGATGTTGCAGGCATTTTGATTGCGATGATATGAAAAAGGCATTGTTATTCTTTATTGTTCTTCTCTCTCTTGTTTCATGTTCGCGCAAGACAACGAGCGTTGAGAAAGAGTTCATGGATTCAGTGAGGATTGAAAGACGTGACACGTTGATACAACGGCAGATTCTTACGATTGCTGACACCGTATTTTTCTCCGATACCGTCTTTGTTTACGAGCTAAAAATGGTTACGGTTGATGCAGATGGGAAAGTTCTCCGCACCGACACGGAACGCGAAAAGAAAATCATTTCCAATCGAAACGCAAAGCACTATGTCAACGCCAAGCAGGAGGAGCGGCAGACGAGCGTAACGGACAAGAAAGAGACGAGAAAAGAGAAAGAAAACAAGACGGTGAAGGAGAAACCGCCGATTTTGCAGCGATTCAAAGACAGCCTCTTTCAGTTCGCCGCGGTGTTGCTGATGATAATTGGCGCGTGGTATTATTTTGTTTATTCCAAGAGGAGCAGAAGCAAGAATAATCCTTAATGATTATTCAACCTTTTAATTCCTCAAAAATGAAACAATTACAGATATTATTTGACAAAGCCGTTGAAGCTACAATGAACGCAAGCGGTTTGTCTTTTGAAGAGTTCACGACAAGTAGAAGTGAACGTAGTGTTAATGCACGTTGGTTTTCGTGGATTACCTAATCGAAAAAGGCATGAGTGAAGGCACTATCGCTGAGTTAAGTGGTATGAGCCAACAAAGGGTAAACGCCTTGAAAAACTCACGCATCTACCGAATGAAAACACTTATGTGCAGAGTCTTAAAACAAAGTCTGAAAGATATTATCGGATGAAAATTGGCGTGCCTTCGGGTGCGCCTTTTTTGTTGTAAATTAATTATATATAAATGTTAAATGCACGCATTTTTCTAAGAAAAAATCTTGGTTTTTATTTGGTGTTTTCAAAACAAATGACTATCTTTGCAATATAGAAAAGAAGGAAATAGCAATAACACCACAGCCCTCGACAACACGGTAAGTCACTAATTATGAAGACGAATAAAAAATATAGCAAGAAGTCAATTATCGCAATCATCAGACGTGGAGAACCAACGGAGATTTTCCGCCTTTGCTTCCATTTGAATGGTGAAGTAAGCAAAAAATCTGTATGCGAATTAATCAGAAGCTTTGCTCCTTCAAAAAAAATTAAGGACACAGCCTATGATATTGCGTATCGCTCGGAACATAAATTCCAACCGTTGTCGTCAACCGAATTGTCAAGAGAATCTGAATACTACGAGGCGAATAAGATTCACATGATTGTTAATCAATTGCGGTATTATATGAAAGGCAATAAGGATTCTTATACGAAGACACCAATTTTGATTGAAGGGCAATTGTATTGGGCATCAAGAGAATATGGCCGTAATGACTATAACAAGTCTTTCATTTGCGAATACAAAGGAAACGAGAAGATGTGTGACATCTTGGTTAAGTTAGGAAATAAATTTTTATAAATCAAATCATATAGCCATCGACATCACGGTTAAGTCTATTAATTATGAAATATAGCGTTTATTACAACAATAATGTAGAAGTGAATAAGGTTGCCGAGTTCGAAACATTAAAGGAAGCCAAAGATTATTGCACAGAGGAAACAGAAGGCTGCGATGAGGTTTGCGATGGCGATAATTGTTACGAAGGCCGCAGTAATAATTTTCATTACGAAGTTTACGAAGGAGACAGCTGCGCTATCCTTGATGAAGATGGCGATGTTGTTGAATTTAAAGATTCTGTCTACGAAACCAAGTATTTTTATTGCGATTAATTAATCAAAATGAAAAGAGAAATACCATTATTTATCGTTGATTCTTCAAGAAAGCACAAGAAAGGAGAATGTGACTATTTATGTTGCACCGATAAAGATAGCGGATTTATCGCTAAGATTGATTACATTGATGGCGAATTAGAAGAAACAGGAAGTGATTACAGAATCGGGTTAAGTAAGAATGGAATATCTTGCAGAATGAAGATAGTTCGCTCAATGGGCGAGAATCCAACAGAAACCGCGGTTAGAAGCCTGCTCAAAAAAGGAATGGAGTACTATTCAACTATCATTCAAAAAAATGTTGATGTCACAAAGCTCAGCCGAGAGGATTGCGTTGATTGCATTGATGTGATTATAAGAGCCAATATGTCATTAATGAAGGACAGGCCACTTGCTCAAAGACAGACGATTGCGACATCTATTTGCGTGTTAGAGGCCGCCAAAAAGTATATAATTGAAAAATAAAATCATCATGAAAGAAATAATCAAAGGCATAACAACTCGTTATATTTTCCGTAATACTGACAATAAATCCGTTCAGTTAGATGTGACCGTATATGATGTGGAAACAGCGTCAAGCGTCAAAGTATATGATGTAGTTCTACATGTAGATGGCATCGAAATGAACTACAATTATAACAATACCAATGGGCCGATGTGCATTTACAGTAAATTAAACACGTCAATCCATGAAATGCTCTTTTATGATAAAGGAGAAGGCCGAATCAAGATAACAACGAAGATTGGCGATGAATATATCATTACGATACCAGAAGACATTTCAGCGGACATTTACAATTCACTAAAGAATGACGACAAATAAACAATCAAACTGGGGCGGCCGCCGCGAGAATAGCGGCCGCAAAAGAACAAACAAGGTTACAATGTGGGCAAATGTAAATCCTGCATTCCTTGCCAAACTAAAGGAGAAGGCAGAAGAAGAAAATATGAAGGTTGGTGAATATCTTGAAGAACATCTTAGGTTATAATTGCAAGCAAATTAAATTCATTCGTAAGACGCTGATTCTGAATACCAATCAAAACAATATGGCGCGTTTCGGCAAATTACCAGCAAATTAAATCCGTCTTAATACTTCGTGATTATAACCGAATTATAATCGAAAAAGGCTCGTCACAGCTATTGTGGCGAGCCTTTTTTTTGCTTCATGCTGTTAGCTTTTCACATAACAAACAGATTACAATTTCCACAAAACCGAAACAAATCGCAACAGCCGAAATTTGTCTTAGAAAGCAGGAAAGTCCTGTTTCATAACAAAAAAAACAAATTTATTATGGAAGGAATTGAAAAAGTGATTTGTTGCGACAAGGGAAACGATGCTCTGGCCTATGCAGCGATGGCCAACAAACAAACAGACCCTATGGCAATGGCAGCGATGATGAATGGCGGCGCAAACTCGTGGAACAACTCCCCTGGATGTATCTAATCTTTTTAGCCTTATTTGGCGGTAACGGATTCGGATTCGGCAACAGAGGGAATGCCGTGCAGGATGCTGAAATCCAAGGTCAGATTGCCTCACTACGCTCACAGATGGCCGACAACCACAATGCAGATTTGCTGATGTCAGCTATAAAGGGCAACAACGATGCTCTGACAACGCTTGGCGCGAATCTTAATTGCGATTTCAACCAATTGCAGCAGGCCGTTTGTGCAATACGTTCAGCAGTAGACAATGTTGCTGGGCAAGTAGGTTTCAGTGCTGAACGTGTTATCAATGCGGCCGAGCGCGGTGATGCCAACATTGTCAGTGCGATTCAAAATTGTTGCTGCAACACACAGCAGGGGATTATGAAAATGGGTTATGAAAACCAATTAGCTATCCAAGGCCAGACGGAATCTTTGAATAGAAGTTTGAATTTCGTTAACTCGTCAGTCGAACGCGGCTTTAGTGCTCTTGGTTTTCAGAATGCGCAGGACAAATGTGAGATTATTCGCGCAGGGCAAGATAACACGCAGCGTATAATCGATACACTTAACTGCCACTGGAACTCAGATTTGCAGCAGCGCTACAATGATGCACGCCTGGAACTCTCACAGCAGAAGCAGAATGCAACGCTTATAGCGGCTCTGAAAACGACAACAACAGCTTAGCACAAAGATGGTAGGGAAGATAATTTCCCTACCATTGTAAATTTAAATCGCCATGTTATTCAAAGATATAAAAAGCGGCTATCCTGTTTATTTCCTTAATCGGGAATCTATCACAGCCTATCAAGGTAAGGTGGTGAGCGTCTCTGTTCCGCGATATGATATGCAGGTTGTCAACAAGGCAAATGCACCGTTAGTGGTTGATATTACTATAGATGCAAACGGGCAAACAAAAACGTACACTATCAGCGAAAACGCCACAACGACTTACGCTGGCAATATTGTCCTTTCCACTGAACGCGATGGAATTATACGTGAAGTTGAAGCAATGAAGTCACAGAAAGAGGATGCTATCGCGCAGGAGGCGAAGAATCATGAAGACCTTGATAAGATAAATTCGTTGCTTGAAGAATGGAATCCTGCACTGGCCGAGAAGAGAAAGCAGGATGAAAGAATTAATACGATTGAACAGGAAGTCAGAAATATCGGCCAGCAGCTAAAAGACTTTTTCTCTGAGTTTAAAAGCAAAACGCCATGAAATTTTATATAACTATCTCAAAAAAATCAGATTCTCATTTCAATGGAGAAAGCGCAGCCGAAGCAATTAAAAGAATTTTCTACACAGATAAAAGTGGAGCAGAGCACAAAGGCGCACACTGGTCAGTGAATGAAATACTAAAAGCAACAGAAAAACTAAAATTCAAATCTTGTGTTACGGACTGGGATAAATACGTTGCTTTTAATTACGCTTATGCAGATTTCAACAAGATTATGTCGGATGAAATGATTATCTTAGCAGCGCATTCCTTCTTCTTTGACGATGAGGATGCGCCTTGTGATAAGGTGTACAGATATGTACAATCAATGTAAAATAACGTCTAACCGTGCAAAATCCGTGCAAGTGATTTTACATAAACAGATAAACGATTAAATATCAAATACTTACAAGAGTAAGACTAATGCTTTGGGAGCAGGGGGTCGTGGGTTCGAATCCCGCTACCCCGACAATAATTAAACCGTTGATAATTAGAAATTTGCTAATTGTCAACGGTTATTTTTGTCTCTATATTCAAATGTTAAAGCCGTAAATTTATGCCGTATTATGCCGTATTATGCCGAAATTTGCCGAAAATCCGTGCAAAACACGTGCAATTCATCAAAATGTAGAACCGTGCAAAATCCGTGCAAATGGCAAAAATTAATCTGTACCTCGATGCAAGGGCCAAAAATAAATCTGGAAAATATTGTGTAAAAATTGTAATTCGGCACAATAATACATCCTCCATGATTCCGACATCTGTATATTTAAGAAAGGAGGAATGGCTGAACGGAGAGGTTATAAACACTCCTCTGGCAAAAAGATTGAATCAAGTTTTAAAATCGAAATTGGAATATCTTAGGATGCAAATCATCCTATTAAGTTCATCGAAGAATCTTGACAAGATGACGGCAAAGGATATTCGCGAACAAATAAACCCTCGCGAAGAAACAGAAGAAGAGCGGCCACATTATATAAATGAATACTTCAAGGTGTTCATATCAAGAAAGACAAAAGATAGGACAAAAGAGGTTTACGAAGGCACAATAATAAAGATTGGCAATTATTGCGATATTGAGAATTTATCGTTTGAGGAGATTGATTACAAATGGTTAGTCGATTTCGATTCCTGGATGCAGGCGAAAGGAAATTCTGTAAACACGCGCTCCATTCATTTGCGCAATCTTCGCGCCTTGTTCAATGAAGCGATTCGTGAAGATTATGTAGCACAAGAATTTTACCCATTCAGGAAATTCAGAATAAAATCTGAACAGACTGAAAAACGCTCTTTGACCATCAAGGAATTATTATCACTGATGAATTTCAAATGCGAAGATTATCAGCAAAAATACATTGACATCTTCCTAATCTCATTTTATTGCGCAGGAATAAACATGGTTGATTTGCTTGATTTGCCGCATCCCAACGAAGAACAGAGAATAACATATCGAAGAAGCAAGACAGGAGTTCTTTGCAGTCTTAAAATTCCAAACGAAGCAATGAAGCTCATAAGAAAATATCGCGGAGAAAAGAAACTGCTTATTTTCGGAGAGACACATGAAGATAAAAGGTCGTTTGTTAGAACAATAAACAAGAATCTACAGAAAATAGGAAAGACAGACATTATTAATGTGAGGAACAGATATGGACGAGTGAAGAAAGAAAAAATATTCAAGCCTCTATTTCCACATCTTACAACATATTGGGCGAGACACACATGGGCGACCATTGCAGCAGATATTGACATTCCAGATGCTGTTATTGATGCTGCTCTTGGTCACAAGCCGCAATACCAAATTGCAGACATATATATAAGGAGGAATGAAAAGAAGGTTGACCAAGCAATCAAGAAAGTCATAGACTATGTAAAAAAATCCACTGACAATTAATTTTGCCAGTGGATTTTTTTATCCTACATGTTCTTCTGGGTCATCGTATTTGAGGTTGAAGTCTGTTGCAATATGCTTTCTTATGTCATTTATCGCTAATCCGATAAAACCGAAAAGGCAAAATAAAAAGCCAGAAACAGCGCTCATTATTCCAGCCGCAACTTGCTGTTGCCCTAAAAAATCCTTGTAATAACTTCCAATGTTATTTATTCCTATTATAGCAACAATAATTCCAACAATAAAGGAAATTACGCCTATCGCAATAACAGCTTTGGACATGATGTCAAGATTGCGATAGCTGAAGGAAACGTCAATAAATTCAGATAATGCTTTTTGTGAAATCATGATTATTTGATTTAAAAATTTGTTCTTACTAAGCCAACGACACGATAAATTTTAATCACATCGCCTTTTTCTACATTTATATCCTCCAATTGGCTCTTTGGATTTGAAACTTTGCATTCATATTTATCTCCGCGCTCATAAATGTTTCTGAAAATAAATCCAATACTCTTTGTGTCTATTATATAAGGAGCGCCGCTTTCAATAACCGCATTCTCTTGCAGTGCCGACAACGCAATTAAATCCCCTCTCATGAATTGAGGTTCCATTGATACCCTATCGTTTCTGAAATAGAAATCAAAAGGTGGAAATTGATTAAATGCTCCCATATATTCCAGATTCTGAACTTTTCCGCTTTTCACAAGCTCCAGCACGTCAAAATTAGGAATCTTAGCAATACTTTCTGTAATGACAGGTTTTTGCTCACCGTTAGCAAAGAAGAAATTAGATAGCTTGTCAAAGTCGTTGTCTTTGTTTTCAAATCCTTTATTAAGCATTTCCCCTTTTCCTGTTTTAAGCCATTCAACATTTAGCTCGGGAAAGTTTTGTGAAATACTAAACAACGCAGAAACGCCGAAATCATCTTTGACAACTGATAAATAGCTGGTTGACAAGCCTGCTTTGATGAGGAACTGTCTTTGCGATAATCCTTTGAAATTAATGAATTTAAGTAGTCTATCTTTCATAATGCTAAAAATTGTTTATTTATTAGATATTTGTGTCTAATTATTTGGCATATATAATTATTATATGTATCTTTGCATGTGTAACCAAGGAGGTAAATAGCTTGCCTGCTTAATGGTTGTGCAAAATTAAAAAGAAAAAATAGAATAGCAAAATTTTATATATAAAAATGGTAAGAAAAAGTTTAATCCAAATACCATCAGAGATACGAAGGAAGGCGACAATCGAGAGGTATAATAAGATATATGCCTATTATATAAGGGAATTAGACCTTGGAACAAAGGCGTATGATGCAATTGTGATGACTGCTAACGCATTTAATGTCACGATAGCAACGGTGTACAAGGTTAAACGAGAAAAGGAGAAAGGAGCAAGCAATGAGAGTAGTAATGCCACAAATAGCAGATGATTCAAAATACACGGTGTGCCAAGCGTCTGAGGTTCTTGGTGTTCACCGAGATACTATAAGAAGATGGGTTAATAGCTGTCTTTTGAAGCCGAGATTTAGCAAGATAAACGGACGGAAGTTTTTCCTTGGCAAGGACTTAAAGAAGTTCTGGATGACACAATATTGAAAGATAGCTCATTCGATAAGCAAAACCAAAGCATCTCGTTCTCGCATTTTCCATACAAATCGTCATCGGTTTTGGTATTGCGTAAATCTTATAACTCTCAACGCAATAGTTATCGAATGAGTAAAGAGTTGAATGGTTGCACCTAATTGTTTGAGTTCTGGTGTTATGCTTGGTGTTGGCGGTTCGATTCCGCCACAGCTCACAAAGCGAAAAGTGTTCTTTGATTTATTGGCAAAGGGGTGCGGAAGTGAAATCATAAGTAGCAAGGCCCAAATCCCCGAAAAAGTGGTATCACGTGATAGTAACTATCTATGTCGTGAAGTTGTAAACGGATGAGGTTCGGCATCATCCATACCGCGTGAGCTGCCACGAGGAGTTATGTAACTACCATGTAACTGTTATGTAACTACATTTAAATTCTATGTAAGGGTAAACATTTGAAAGAGTTGAAGTTGCAATTTGCTCCCGTAATAAATGTCGGGAGCAAATTACAAGCAAATGAAACCGACTGACAAGGGATTTTATTCCTATACATAATCAACTCCTCAGATATGCCGATGCTGGCGCATTCACCTTTCGTTTGCGTTTGGATATGGCGGCACAGGTGGTTCAAGTCCACCTATCTGAGCTAATTAAAACCTTGTTGTATGAATAAGATTAAGAGAATTGCTGAGATAAGAGAATTGCTGATGCAGGATGCAGAAGAGCAATGTATCTGCCGCACACGCGGTTATCTCACTGCCAACTTCAACATGGAGATTGGCAAGAAGAATTACGAAGTCGAATTAATCGTTGATGAAGATTGGCAATGTAGCGATTGCTCCGTCTATAACATAGAAGAAGACGTGGAGGATGTGAAATTGAAAATCCTTATCCTCAACGAATATTCAGGGCTATACGCCACACTCAAACGAGAGGCGTATGAAAAACTTGACAGAGAAGCGAAATTGTACGAGGAGCATGAACAATCGCTGATGTACGATTTCCTTTATTGATATAAGCTCGCTGCGGTTCTTTTCACGAGGTGCAAAGAGTTGCATCGCAAATGATAGAGTGCATTCTTGAAAAGGAGAATGAGAAGATTTCCGTTACGTAGCGAGCGCACGCAGGTGATTGAGACTGGGTCTCATGTTTGAGTTCCATGGTTGTATGATAAATAGAATATGTGAGATAAGAGGTTCGATTCCTCTCGCCTGCACCAACCAATAAATAAAATGTATTATGAAGAAGGAATACTATTTTGTTGTTTCGATTTTTTCAAATAGACGAAACATGAAAGAAAAGATGCTTGGAAAATGGCTGTCGAGCTTCAAAGATTCACTTTTTGAATTTAATGAGAAATTTACGCCTGATGACCTTCAAACTTGCCTAAGAAAACGTCTTAATGAAATTAATGTTTCAAATGGACTAAGCAAAGATATTCATCTTAGAAGTTATGAGGTTATGAAAAATGAGATGATATTTTGGTTTGAGAGCGAATTTGGCAGCGATTCACCATCCGCCATTATGACATTGAGGCTTGTAAGACAATGGCTGTAGGGTTTAAGTTTCAATAATTGCGATGCAGAATAAAACTCGCCTGCATCAACCAATAAAAACATATTATGAAGAAGGAATACTATTTTGTTGTTTCAGTCTCTTGTAAAAGAAGAAACATGAAAGAAAAGGTACTTGCCGAGTACCTTAAAAGCTACAAGAATTGTCTTCTAGAGTTCGGCGAAGAATATACGCCAGATGTTTTAATTACCGACCTTAATAAACGACTTGATGAAATCAACGCATCGAATAAGCGGTGCATGGATATTCGTTTAAAGCGAGAAAACGGCATGTTTGGCGAAATAATCTTTGTATTTGAAAGTGGTGTAGGCTGGGGCATTCAATCCGCTATAATGGTTTTCAGACCAGTAAGACGATGGTTGTCTGGTTCAAGTAGCTTGGGAAATAGTGAAGTAGAATAAATAAAAAACTACAAACATGAAAGCATTTACAAATTACAGATATTACGTTCTCTTTGCCGTTAACTTTATGGCGGCAATATTGTTTATCGCTATGCCAGACGATAGCTGGAGCACTCTAAGGTTTATTGCCTTTTTAGTGCTGACAAAAGCGGCTGCATGCTTGCTTATTTATGTCACAATGGTTCTGATTTCTCATTGGAGCGATAAACACGAAATACCAGAGATAGATTCTCTTCTCAATGGGGATTTTTGAATGGATTACGATTCAATTATACATATTGCATTACATGTTGATGGTTGGCGACAATAGTTAACATGGGGCGGTCGGGATGAGTTGTGATAACTCGTACTTCCGCTTGTCTTTACTCATAATTCATACTAAAGGTGGCCGTTCGTACTTGCAGGTACGAACGGCTTTTTAAATTCAAACACAATGGAAAATAAAATGACTTTACACGAAAAACTGAATCTGATTCAGACGAAGTTGGAAGCGCCGAAGGACTTGTATAACAAGTTCGGCAACTATCGTTATAGAAGTGCAGAAAGCATTTTGGCCGCGACAAAACCTTTTCTTCGCGAAATGGGTTTGACGCTGGTGACGGAATCGAAAATCAGCGAACATTTAAATCGCATCTATGTAGAATGCACCGTTACCATTTCTGACGGAAAAACAAGTGAAAGTGCAAGCGGAATGGCACGCGAGGAAGAAATGAAAAAAGGCATGGATGGTTCGCAGATAACAGGTGCTGCAATGAGCTATGCAAAGAAATATGCGCTTGGTAATCTCTTTGCTATTGACGATACTAAAGATGCCGACACTACTGAATACGCGCAGCAAGTGCAAGCTGCACAACAGAGTACAACTGCACCGGTGAGCCAGGCCAAGCCAAAACAAGCGCCAAAGCAAGTGAAACAGCAAGCGCCGCAGGTCGATGAAGAGCGTTTGATGTTTCTCCTGCAAGATATAAGCCATGCGAGAAGCAGAAAGACACTTACAACAATATGGAACGAGAACAAGGACTTGCAATCCAATCCGAGATTCAGCGAGGCCGTTCAAGAAGCATCAAAAAAATATCCGAAATGATAAGAATTGCATTTTGTATTATCGCCATGCTGGTTATGGTGGCGATGCTCACCGTTGTTGTATATGCACAACATGTAGCCAATAAAGACTATAAAGATGAAGACAATGAAGACGATAAAACTGAATGACAGCGGAATCCTGTTTGATGCAGAAAGCCATACCTACTGCACCAAAGATGGAGAAGTATTGCACGGAATCACGGGGAGGCTCAAAGAACGAGCCTTCCCCGATGAGTATAAAGATGTTCCCGAAGAGGTGTTGCAACGTGCAGCGACAAGAGGCACGAGGATTCACAATATACTTGAATTGTATGATGAAGTAGGATTGATAACGAATGAATGCCAAGAACTTCAAAACTACATGAAGGCGCAGACAGAATTTCCTTTCCTTGCTAATCATCTTCAAAGCGAATATCTTATCACGGACGGCGAAAAATATGCCTCTGCAATAGATAAAATATATGTAGAAGATGATGGTGTTATTCTCGGTGACGTGAAGACTACCTATCATCTCAACGAGGAATATGTTAGTTGGCAATTGTCTATCTATGCTTATTTCTTCAATCTTGTAAATCCAGATGTAGAAGTTAAAAAACTCTATGCTCTTTGGTTTAGAGAAGACAAATACAAAGTTGTGGAAGTGGAGCGGAAATCAATCAAAGATGTCAAGAAGTTGCTTTATACGGAAGAAGCGTTGCCAGTCACCACCGTTGACGAAACAATGATGCCAGACATCAACCGCGCGGAGGCTGCGCTAATTGAATATAAAGAAGCGATGGAATTTTGCAAGGCGCAATACGATAGGCTAAAAGAAGGAATCTTGGCCATTATGACGCAACATAATATAAAGAAATATGATGGCCAGAGAATTTCAATAACGAGAAAGCCAGAAACTGAACGATTAAGTTTTGATTCAAAGGCATTCAAAAATGACTATCCACAGATGTATGAACAATACATCACGAAAACAAAGACTTCAAGTAGTATTTTAATTAAAGTGAAATAAAATGATAGGAAACGAAAGGTATCAATGTCTTGCACATTTGACAAATGACGCTGAACAAAAAATGTCACAGAGTGGTGCTTTTACTGTCTTTTCGGTGGCAGTAAACAGGAAGTTAAAGGATAAGGAAATAACAAAATATATCTCCTGTATAAAGGGTGGAGATAATAGCAAGTTACTTCCATATCTAAAAAAAGGAACGTATGTCTTATTAGAAGGCAGCGTTGACGGTAATGCTTATGTATCAAAAGAAGGAATACCCAAATTTTCCTTGCAACTAAATGTATTTGATTTGCAATTACTTAATGTTGCCAAAACGAGCAATCCGCAATCTGATTTCGCACAGCCACAAAATCAGAGCGAAAAAACACAGCAAGTTTTATCGCCAGAATATGTGAACGGTAATAATTTATATGGCGGCAGCGATGATTTGCCTTTCTGATAAATTATGAAATACGACCTAAAAAATCCGCTTGATAAACAAAATCTACTTTTGCGAGTAAAAAAAGAACTTGCAAACGCAAACAATGTTGTAGAGTTTAGCGTTTGCAAGCCAAAAAGAACAATAAAGCAAAACAGGTATCTCCATGTTATATTGTCATATTTCGCTTGTTCGATAGGTCTTTCAGCAGACTATGTAAAGCAGAATTACTTCAAGCTATTATGTAACAAGGAAATCTTTGTGATTGATGCAGATGATGTTTTCATTGGCAAAACAAGAAGGATTCGGTCATCAAGTGAATTGACAACAGAAGAAATGTCAATAGCGATTGAGCGGTTTAGAAACTGGTCAGCAGAAACAGCAGGCATCTACATTCCATCGGCCGAAGAACATCATTTGTTGCAATTGGCAGAAATACAGGTGGAACGAAATAAATTATTTTTATAATGTCAGAGTATATCAATCACAAGATTTCAAACCGAAGCGAATACGCTTTCAGAAAATTAATCGAAAGAAAAGGCGCTGCGGCCTATGGCGTGTATTGGTATGTACTGGAAGAATTGTACGAAAGCGGCGGCAGAATGCTTTTTGAAGAGATTGAATCTATCTCAAACGCCCTATGCGTAAGAAAGGACTTTGTGGCGAGTGTTATAAAGTCCTTTTCTTTATTTCAATATGATTCAGATTCGTTTTGGTCAGATGAAGTAATTGAACAAATAGAAAAGAGGCAGAAGCTAAAAGAAAAAAGAAAGGAGGCTGCAAATAAAAGATGGGTGTCTGAGAAAAATATTATTGTGCCAGAAAAAGAGCTTGATTCATCTCCTAATGTTATTGATTCATCTCCCAATGTTAAAATTACGAAGGTTGACAAAGAGCAAGAGATGAAGTCAAGAGAGAGGGAGTTTTATAACGTGTTAGTTCCATTCGTCAAAACTTATGGCCGTGAAATGATAAGAGAATTTTTCGATTACTGGAGCGAGCCGAACAAGTCACATTCAAAGATGAGATTTGAGCAGGAGCGGACATGGGATTTGAGCAGACGTTTGCAAACATGGGAAAAAAGAAGTAGAAATGGATTTGGTAAACACAACAGCGGAGCAGATAAGCAGGCAGCTAACTATAAAGCAGTTGAAGCCTATCGAAATGAAAGCATTCAAAATCTCAAACCGATGGATTCAGAAGAACAGATGCCTATCTAATTTGTTGAGTAATTATTCTCCTGTCAATTGGTCTTATCTACCGCAGATAGGAGACGAGGCGTACACACGCGAATGTCCGTCCATTGGCGCGTTAGACGAACTTTATCAAATGAAAGGCGTTGCAAGGATGTGGATAGACGAACAAGTTACAGCGATGTATTTGATGTCTTCAAGCAAAGAGAATATGAGGACACCAATATCGTTGTTTGCAAGTAATTTTTCTGTCGTTGCCGCGCCATACAAACTGACAGAACTAATGCTGTTCTTTTCAAGATATGCGGCTGGAATGTACGACAATTCTTATTCCACTTTCAATTCAAGAAGGATTGGCGTTGCTTTTCATTCTGAATTTTTGCCGCAAAGGGAGCAGGCTTTAGCGAGGCTCGAAAGACGTAAGGCTTCAACCATAAAAGATGAGGTTTCAAAAATAACAAGAAATCAGTATGAAGAAAGCAAAGACTTCAAAACGACAGTGAAAGTGCTTAAAGATAGCGATGAGCTAAGAGAAAAACTTGGCATTGCATCTGGATTAAACGTTAATGGCATAGGCGTGAGTTTTTTGCCAAAGAAATATATTTATCTTATTCACGAATATCAATCAAAGAATCTTATCACGGTATTATCCTGCGAATCAATCAAATAAAATATGGGAAACGTGAATCTTTACACTCTCCTTTTGCGTATTCATGATTTCTTTTTTGGTAATTCAGAAATGAAATACAAGAAAGAATTGCAAGAGAGGTCAAATAATGAAATTCAAGTGATGGAATTTGACGGTGATCTATGGCTTTGTCACCGAAATACACCACTAATCAAGCAAGAGTGGACTACGGAAAACCTTGCTAAGCTAACAGAAAAAGTTAGAGAAAATTGGATGAAGTACAATATTTTAAAACATAAAAAATGACTATCAACGAATATCAAGATAGAGCGCTGGAAACAGCTATTTACCCAAATTCAATCATCTATCCTACCATCGGTTTAACAGGTGAAGCTGGAGAGGTGGCAGACAAAGTAAAAAAGGTTCTCCGCGACAAAAACGGAGAGTTTTTCAAAGACCCATCCACGAGAGAGGAAATCATGAAGGAGATTGGCGATGTATTATGGTATTGCGCGACACTTGCAAATGACCTTGGTTACACCCTGGAAGAAGTTGCTTTAGCGAATATTAAAAAACTATCAAGCCGCAAAGAAAGAGGTATGCTTGGCGGTAACGGAGACAATCGATAAACCAACGAAAATTATAATTGCAATGACAAAAGAAGAAATAACGCACATCTATTTCAAGAAGATGTGGCTCTCGCCGAGCGGTTATCCAAGATTTCCTCGAAGCGCAATGTATGCGTACAGGGCTGGAGTTATCCGCGAAGAAGAGAAGGAAAGATACGGAATTGATAAACTAATAAGAAGATTTAATCTATGAGGCTAACAGAAAAAATTATGAATGCTCTTGGTGAAGAATGCAAGGAGCGTTACAAGAGTAAGACAGAGCAGGATGTTTTCCTTTTTGGCGCGAGAAGAGCGTTGGAGGAATACGCAAAAGGATTGTGGCATGAAGCAGACGAACAACCAGCCGTCAACAGCGAGGTTATCATATTTGCGAAAAAAGTACTGCCGAGCGGACAGAGGGTGGCGCCAGCTTATGCGGCCGTGTATCGTGATGTCATGGGCCGCGATGTCTGTCTGTTTACCGATATAGATATTAAGGCAGATATTGTCAGATGGATTAACGTGGAGGATTTGCCATGAACGATTGGAAACCAGATGTAAGATGGAGGCCAAACACGGGTATCATGCGCCACGAGCCACTAATGGCCGTGCCTCACAAGAATATTAATCTACTCGTGACATACGCGGAAGGACGGCAGGAACATGAAGCAGCCATGTGGAAGAAGATGAACGACAAGCGGAGGCGTGAATACGGCATTTGCACTGCATTATGTTACCTTCACTTCATGCGCGTTGAATATGCCATGAAGCTTGCACGTGATGCTGTAGACACGCTTGCCAAGCGGAAGGACATATATCGACATGAAGTCAAGCGGACGTGCAGAAGAATTGTTGACGAGGTGGCGAGGCTGAATGCTTGGATGTATAATGTGATTCAGCAAGAAAGGTATTTGGAAGGATATGACCACTTCGTTGACACCTTCAGCGAGCACATGAAAGAGAAATATGATGCGCTGCGTTACTGCATGATGCAGGCTTGTAAGCCATGTTTGACAGACCCTGCTTTGTATGCTCAGTTGGAATGCACGAGAATTGTTGCAGAATTGGCAGATGCCTGCCGCAAAGGAGATATGGAGAAATACAGAGATTACTCATACATCAAAGGCATCTACGCCTACAACACTGAGACGCTTATACCTCTCCTTTGTTCTCTTGAAGAATTGATTAAAAAGAGAATTTTTATACGCGGAAGCAAGGATGTCAATCTTAACAAGGATGAATATGTATGCAGGTGCGTAAATGCTGTGACTGACAGATTCCGCGATGGAAAAGGATTAGTAAAATTGTTAGAAGAAAAATGGTAAGATTATGAGCAAATCAAGAATAGTTATCAAAATGGATGCAAATGACATAATGGATTGTTTGTCTGAATCTGAAGCGGTAGGTTTCGCCTACGACTGTTACGATTATCTTGGCATATATCAGCGGCGAGATTTAATCGAAATGCTTGGCGTGGAAGAGATTGTTGGGCATCTTGACGAAGATATTGTTGAATATCTTGACGATAAGGCTATGATTGAAGAGCTGAAAGGGCGAGGATATTTAATGAAAATGGCGATTATGTTGTGTATGCGGAGATTATTTCTTCTGACGGATATACAACTTTCAAGCCATTGCGCAACTTTGGCTATCGTCAATCTGACGCGATAGAATACCGTGACAACGACTTGAAGGACGTGAAAGAATCGCGGATTAATTTCTTGATTAAAACCTACAAGCCAGACGTGCGATATAAACGTGTCAGTAAAGGAAATTACAAGAAGATTGACAATTTAATTGACTAAGACAATGACAGAAGAAAGACTTAAACTTATTAACAAGATAGCCGAGGAAATGAAATTCATCTCTGAGGCGATAGAGAAGATAGATGGAGGATATACGTTTGAAATTCGGCTTAAAGGTGTGCGCACAACGGATGGATTTAGTGTATATCCGTTTCTATCGGAGGGCCAACGTAGCGAGATAGAAGATTTAGTGGAGAAGTGCATAAGAAAGAATTTAGAGGATTACAGAAAGGAATTTGAGGAATTATGAAACATTTAATATCCCTAAAGACAAATCAAGGCATCGCCTCAGTTGAAGACTATCAGAATGGCCGTATTGATAGAGACGATATAATCGGCGTCATCCTTCAAACGGAGGTGATAGGTGTGGTTATTTCTCTTGACCAGTGGAATGAAATCTGGTGCAGCGAGGAAAACTGCAAAGTATTTAATAAGACGTGTAGCGAAGCAGAAGCTTTGCAGACATTGAGCGGTCTGGAACTCACTGGCAATATCGTTAAGCAGAACGAGGAAGACGGGGAAGAGATGACTGCTGCTATGCGTTGCTGGCAGTACAAAAAAGGCAGTATTCAGTGGTATCTTCCAAGCCTGTATGAGCTGGGTACAATCGTTGCTTATCGTGATGAATTGAACAAGGTACTAAAAATTCTTGGTGCAAACCTTTTACGTAAATCCTATTGTGCCTGGAGTAGTTCCGAGTCCGACCGTTGTAACACTTGGGTCGCCAGTTCATGTGCTGGTTACTTTTACAGCAAAGACAAGTTCGACAACATAATAACAAGGGCCGTTGCCGCATTTAGCCCCTTGCAGCATGAAACCTCATTTTCTGCCGACACGAAAATGAGCCTGTGAAGTTCAAACAAAAAGTATATCAACAATAAAACAAACAACTATGGCAACTAATAAAGACCCAGAGCAGTGCTGCACACTGCCTGAATTGAAGAAAACAGAAAAAGAAACTGTTAATGTCGCTGAGATTCTTCGCGACTACAAGAAAAATGAAATAATACTATACACAACTATGTATGGTAGTGCATTCTTCAAAGGATTCACGCGTGATGGAGGAATTATCCTTGAAAACACGAAAACGATTATAAGAGGAACATTAAAGCGCGATTTCGTGCTTGACGCAAACGGAAGAATGAAGGAAACGCAAGGCGGTGAATGTGTTTTGTTTCCTTCATCAGAAATGCGCGATTGGAATAAGTTCTTTAAACATGGTGATGTCGTTGTCAACAAGGAAAACGGCTGTATGTATGTCTTTGATTGCTGGGCAAAATGCGATTTTACAGAAATGAGCATAATTGACTACTTCGACAATTCAAGTTCGTTTGGCGGAGTAGAGTTTAAGATAAAACGTTTGACCGTTAAAACGAAAGATTATCAGAAAGCCGAAGATGACCATCGTGAATGGTACTTTGAATTGATGGAGCAATCGTACACCTTTGTTGTCGACTGCGGAAGAGTGACGATGGTGGATAAGAAAGCTCCCGATTTTAAAACTTACGATAAAGTGCTTGTTCGCAACAGGAAGCAGAGCTGGAAGATAGATTTGTTCTCGCATTATGAGCAATTCGGCAGCTTTCATTATAGAACGCTTGGAGGATATTACGAATATTGCATACCGTTTGATGGTAATGAACATCTTGTCGGTAAAGAAGTCAAAGATGAGGAGGCATAAAATGATAAACATTAGAGAATTAAGAATTGGTGATATTATCACCAAAGAAAATAAGTACGAAGGCTATAAATACTCTACCGTTGAAGGAATTGACGACATCAGCGGTACGATTCGTCATAGAGAGGTGTATGAAGATGGAGGTAGTAATATGGCTATTTCTTCATACGAAGATATGTTGCCGTTTCCGCTATCAATAGAATTACTGGAGGCAAACGGATGGCAGTATTCATTGGATGGAGAGAATGTGCTCTTTGGAGAATTTAAGCCTATTACAATAGGGCTTATACCTTCTGCGGATTTTGACTACGCTTTCAACCCGATATTGCTTCCAGGTTGTTCAAAAAGAAAGCGCGATGCGATATTCATGTACGAAATAGAATCAGTGCATGAACTGCAAGCGCTGCTTGATATGTGGAAAGTAAAAGTAAAAATCAAACCCTAACCATTATGGATATTACAGACTACAAGAATCTCTACAAAGCCGCGAGAATGTTAGATGAAGCTGTTGACAAAAACAGCAAGAAATATCGTTCTGTCGTATATAAGTCCAATTACTACGGATTCAATAATACGGAAGTCAATGCGAATTGTATGCACCCTTTTACCATTCAGATGAAATCTTACCTTGAACTGAATCGTACTAACGAGCAAGGAGAGCCAATCAAGGAAGAATGGTTGAGATTCAAAGATGATTCGCTGGTGGAAGAGTTTATGGTTAAAGCGATTGACTGCCACAAAGAGGAAATTTTAAAGACTACTTCACGATTAATCAAGCAGTTTCTGAAAGAAAACATTGACGATGTTAAGAAGGAGAGGGAGCGATTGGGGAATATCGAAATGTTCATAGAGACTGAGCTATAAAAAGGCCGCAAATAACTTTGATATATTGTATCTAATTATTATATTTGCGTATTAATTAGATATTTAGCAAATGACGCTGACGACCAACAAATACAGGAACAAGAAGATAAAGAATGCGTATGGTACTTTTGATTCCATCAAGGAGTACAGACGCTTTCTTTATCTCTCTGCGGCTCAAAAGAAAGGTTTAATAAGTGAATTGACAAGACAAAAGAAATTTACTCTTATTCCCTCGCAAAGAGATGTGTATGGAAGGGTTGTTGAGCGTGAATGTTCTTATAGAGCAGATTTCTGTTATCGGAAAAACGGTAAGTTAATTGTCGAAGATGTAAAGAGTGAGATTACGCGAAAAAATCACGAATATATCATCAAACGAAAACTTATGCTCTTTATCATGAAAATTAAAATAAATGAGGTATGAACGAGGATTTTGACATAAAAGGCGATTTAAATTTCGGTGATGTTGGTTTTGATATTGGCGATATTGATTCCAGCTTGTTTGAAGTGGATTTTGACGGAGGCGACCAAATTGAAACGCGATATGTCAGACCAACGCTTAAACCGATAAAAGAAAGCCAAATACTCTATAGCAATGCTGAAAAACTGGCAAAGGAAATTGATGTTAGCAAGGGATTTCGCTATGATGCTTTTATTAGTGGTAATTTCATTTTTGGAGATTTTATTGAAGCATTTCTGACAAACAAGGATATAATAGCCAAGAAAATGGTTGTTTCTACCTTGTCATTAAGTCAAAATAATATTGACAGCTTTAAGAATCTTCTGGAATATGGATGGTGTGAAGACTTGTCTTTGATTGTTAGTGCATATTTCTACTCCAACGAAATTCGTGTTTTGATTCCCTACATTTATAGCAATCTGGATGTTGATAATAAATTCCAACTTGCTGTTGCTGGCATTCACACAAAAACTTGTCATATTTTGACAGAAGATGGAAGAAAAATCGTAATTCATGGGAGTGCAAATCTGCGCTCCTCAGCAAACGTGGAGCAAATTACAATTGAGGAAAATGAACAGCTTTATAATTTCTACGATGACTTTTATAGCAAGATTATCGATGAGTACTCAACGATAAGAAAACCTATCAGAGGAAATAAATTGTGGAATGTTGTAAACAAATAGGCTTATGGCAAGTGGTAGCGAAAAGAAAAAGGATAAAACAATGATAAAGGAAAACACGCCTGCCAAAGAAAGAGGCAAGCGTATGAAGAGAGCGAACCAAAAGACGAAAGACTTTATTGAGAAGCAAAAATAAAAGATTGGCGGTGAACTTCCATTTTAACATCCAAGTAAATGAAAGCAGAAAAAGAAATCACATATAGAAAGGTGGCTGACTTACATCCGCTTCCTAATAATCCGCGAAAAATTAAGAAGGAAGAGATGGAGAGGTTGGTTGATTCCATTACCATAAATGGCTTTTGGGAACATAGACCATTGGCTCTTACTGAGAGAGAGGGCCGATTGATTGTTTTGTGTGGTAATCAGCGATTGAAGGCTGCGCGAAAATTGAAAATCAATGAACTTCCCACTATTTTATATCGTGATTTAAGTAAGGATGAAGAAAACGAATTAATATTGCGAGACAATAAAGAGAATGGAGAGTGGGATTTTGATGCCTTGAAGATAGATGATGCCTTCAAAGATGTAGATTTCGATTTCATTGGGATTGAATTTCCAAAGGAGAAAGTCAGTCAATTAAAAGAAGTGGAGGATATTTCAAACCAAGGGAATGAGGCCGAAGGCAGTGATGTTGAAAACAATAGCGAAGAAAAAAAAGAAAACTTCTATCGCTCTATGTTTAAAGACGTACTCTACGAAAGTGATAATGATTTTGAAATACCAAACTTGCTGAAGGAAATGCAAGCAGGAAAATTGGAATTGCCATTATCGCCTTGGGGTGCAAACAGCAGACTGAGAAAGGACGTTGTCACATATCACTTCTATGTTGACGATTATAGGTTTGAAGCATTATTCAAAGACCCAATAAAATTGCTTACAAGCGGATGTAAGGCTGTCGTAGAGCCAAATTGCAGTTGTCACGACCAAACACCTATCGCGTGGGGAATACAACTAATCTATAAGAAAAGATGGCTGGCGAGATACTTACAAGAATGCGGTATAAAGGTCTATGCTGATTTAAATGTGTCGCATAAATTTATAGAATACAACAAGATGGGTATTCCAAAAGGCTACAACGCTTTCTTTACACGTGGTCTTGATGGCTGGATGGAAAGTTTGAAGTCTGATTTACAGGTGGCGCAGGAGATAAGCGGCTTGGAATGTCCGAATTTGATAGTTTACGGAGGAGGACAAGCCATCAAAGATTTTTGCAAAGAACATCATTTGTTGTATGTGACGGATTTTATTAATTCTAAAAAGATATAGATATGGGAAGGAATAGCGGAGGAAACAACACTGGTGCTGGCCCAGGCGATTTGGGCGAAGGCGATAGCGGTTATCGTGGTTCGATTACCAATGTACAATCTTTGGTTCACATGAAAGACAAGCAATTGTACAAGGAAACGAAGCAGGCGATTTCAAGATACCATGCTGTTATGGGCGTAAGAGAAAGAAACGTTAAACTTGCTGATATGGATAAAAGCGTTATGGGCGTTCAGGCAAGTGTAGGTGGGCAATCTGCGGCCGTTTATCTCAACAAGAAATATTACAACAAAAGCGCTGGAGAGTTTAAAGAAAACATTCAAAAGCAATACAAAAGCGGATGGCAGACGGAAACAAATAGGCCAACCGCCCACGTTACGACACACGAGCTTGCCCACTCCACATGGAATAGTTCGTTAACCGCAGCGAATGCGCAAGCCGCAGGAAAAGAAATCTCCAAATTGTACCGAAAATGGCGCGGAGATAAAACGAAGAAAGGATATGGTAGATATTCTATGACCAATGTTAATGAGTTTTGGGCAGAAACCGTCACAAAGGCGGTGCATGGACGCTCAGACAAATATACCACAGCAGTGAAGAGAATTGCAAGAAAATACAAATTATAATAATATGAAGAATATTGCACTATCAAACGGAGAGATTGAAGCGATAAAAAAATATCTCAACGGTGAAGTCGAAATCTGGACAGAAGACGAAGAAATCAAAGAGAATCTTACTTCTGTTATTGACAAGGCTAATGAAATGCTTGATGAATTGCCTGCCGAGTATGATTTTGGCGATGATATGATTAAATGGTTTTACGACCAATATAACAAACAAAACGCCTAAGCCAAAGACACTTTTCGCAAACAAACCAAACAGCACGAAAAATTAAAATTTTCAGCACGAACGCACAAAAAAATGGCAGCAAAAGACATAGAGAAATATCAGTTTAAAAAAGGACAGAGCGGAAATCCGAAGGGGAGGCCACCTAACAGAGTGCCAAAACAACTTGAAAATATATTTGGCTCTAAGGTGAAGGCGAGGAAATTTTTTAACCTGTCAAATATAGAAATAGACGAATGGGAAAAGGCCGTTTTATCGTTGGCAGCGCCTCAGTTAAGCAAATTGGCAAAATGGGAGGACGCGCCAATGTATCCAAGAAATTTAGCAATCGCCATCATATCGGACATAAAGAACGGAGTAACCAAAACTATTGACAAGTTAAGAGATAGGCAATTCGGCGAGAGTAAGAAACAAATTGACATAACGACAAATGGCTCAGATATTAACAAGGAGGCGTTTGTTTTAAATTTCGTTTCTAACCCAGAAGACTTCAAAAAGATTCAAGAAGAAGTGAAATCGGAGAAGGAGCGAAAAGAAAAAGAGCAACAAGAGCAAGAGACTGGCTACGATGAGTAATAATGTTTATGTAACAAAGAACTATGCGAGAGTGAAATTCGCAAAAGAGCAGGGATTTACAACTGTCTCTCTGCAAGGTTCTTCACGTTCAGCAAAAACTTACTCCATCGTACAATATCTCTGCATTTATTGTTCGTTGCATCCAAGAACAACCGTTTCAATTGTTCGCGCTGGCCTTCCGTCATTAAAACGTTCTGTCTACAGAGATTTCAAAGAAATAATGCTATCGTTGAACATTTGGAACGATAAACAGATGAATAAGTCGGATTTGGTTTACACGTTTACAAATGGCTCAACGATAGAATTTTTTTCAACAGATAACGAGCAAAAAATTAGAGGTTCAAAGAGAATGATTCTTTTCGTCAATGAAGCAAATGAATTAGATTTCTTGCAATGGCAGCAGCTTCAAATGAGAACCACTGATTTTTCAATTATTGACTACAATCCCTCATTTACAGATGACCACTGGATTTGCGAAATTAACCAAGAGCCATCAACATATTGGTTTATATCCACATACAAGGATAATCCATTCTTGGAGGAAAAGGTTATCAAAGAAATTGAAAGCCTAAAAGATAAGAACCCTTCACTCTGGAGAATCTATGGTTTAGGTTTGCAAGCGATAGTTGAGGGCTTGATTTTTGAAAATGTAGTAGAATTAAAGAATGATTTTATACCATTCGAGAAAAGAAAACACCATTATCGGGGAATGGACTTCGGTTACACGAACGACCCAACGGCGATTATAGACGTGTACATTTGTGGCGATGAGCTATGGCTGGATGAGATTAGCTATAAGACAAAGATGCTGTCATCTGACATAATTAAGGAAATCAAGAATGCCAATAATCGCGACAGGTCGAATGTTGAAATAATATCTGAAAGCGCAGACCCGAGATTAATAGACGAACTAAATAACGCTGGGCTTGATGTAAAACCTGTAAGAAAATATGCTGGTTCAATTATTGCTGGTATAAACAAGATGCAGACTATGAAAATTTTTATCACAAACCGCAGCGTTAATTTAAAGAAGGAGTACAAGAACTACACATACAGGCAAAATAAAGATGGGAAATGGCTTAATGAGCCAATAGATTCTTTTAACCACGGTATAGATGCTGTCCGTTATGTCGTTCTTGAAAAGCTGTTAGGAAAGGACGAAAATTCATTTAATGCCCAAGACTTTTTAAATATCATATAAAGATGAAGACCATACAAGAAATTTTGTCAGTAGGAGACCCTAACCAGATTTATTCTCTACTGACAGCGAGAAAGAAACCACTAAAAAAACCGCTGGAGGTTACAGAACGGGAGTACGACCCTAATTGTCATTTGATTTTTGACACGCAATACAGAAAGGATAAGAATGTTAAAACTCCGACAGATAAAAAAGACGAAAACGGCAACATCGTCTATAAGACCGAAGAGAGACACCGTTGCCGCGTTGCTGTTCCTTGTCAAAGAGTGATAATTGAAAGAAGTGTGGGCTTTCTTTTCACGATTCCCGTAACATACAGCATTAAGGGTGAAGCCGATGAAATGCAAGCGAATTTGTTTGATGAGGTATTGAATATCCTTGAAGACAACAAAGAAGAGTATTTCAATAAGAAATTGTCGAGATGCTTGTTTCGTGCTTGTGAATGTGCTGAGCTTTGGTATATCGCCACAAATGAAGACAACGAAAAGGAAATGCGCGTGAAATTGCTTTCTCCGTTGTATGGTGATAAATTGTACCCTCATTACGACAACTACGACAAAATGGACGGATTTGCGCGTGAATATGTCCTTAAAGACGAGACAGGAGCGCAGACGCATTGCTTTGATGTTTACACTTCATCCACAGTTTACAAATTTGCAAGCGATGAAAGCGAATCGGGATTAACATTGCGCAGCGCAAAGCCTCACGGATTTACAAAAATTCCTCTTGTCTATTATAGGCAGGAAGAAACAGAATGGGAAGTAGTTCAAAAAACCATTGAACGGTTAGAAAATAGTATTTCTGATTGGGGCGACACAAACGATTACTTTGGCTCACCGACATATTTCTTCAAAGGACGAATGAAGGGATTTGCCGACAAGGGAGAGGTCGGAAGGGTTTACCAAGGAGATAGTGAAACAGACATGAAGGTCGTTTCATGGGATAGCGCACCAGAGAGCAGGCGCATGGAAATAGCTAACTTAATAAATATTATTTTCAGTTACACGCAGACCCCAGATATCTCCTTTGAGAACATGAAAACACTTGGCAACAATACCAGTGGTGCAGCAATCAGACTGATGTTTACAGACCCTCACTTAAAGGCTGGGCAGAAGATTGAAACATTCGGTGAAATGTTTACAAGGCGCTTCAATATCATCAAAAACGGATATTCAACGAGCATAAAGGCAATACCGAAGAATGAAGTTGACACATTGAGAGTGAAGCCGAGATTTACGCCGTACATTCCAAAGAATGATGCTGAGACATTGCAATTAATAAATAGCTCTACAGGAGGAAAGGCAACAATGTCGCAGGAAGAAGGTATAAGACAAAATCCGCTTGTTTCAAATCCAGAAGAAATTTTGAAGCAAATCAAGCAAGAAAGCGTAGAAGAAAACAAACAAAATACATTTGGCAGTTATGAATAACAACGAAGAAAAAAGCACGGCAGGAGTAATAACAGAGAAATCTATCTTTGTTTTTTTCGGTATGATTCCATTCTTGGTAAGGCCAATGACTTTGGCTCAAATATGGCAAATCGGTGAAAAGATTGGTGATATTGATGAAATAGACATTGAAGGAGAATTTAATCCATATCAGAAAGTTTTCTCAATGTTCAAAGACGTAAAAAACGCAAATGAAATCACACCAATTATAGTTTTCCGTTCCAGACTGATGAGAAAGATATTTGGCAGATTCATCCGCAAACGCATGACGATGAAGAAATACAACGAGCTATTGCAATACGCTTCACTCTCGTTTGATGCAAGTTTTTTTTTGCAAAGTATAACTTTCCTAAAAGGGTGCAGTCAGACGACAACGAATACGAAAGAAGCGATAGCCCCTGGGGATTGATTGGCGGTGTGATGAAGTATTTTAGAATGTCGTACAATGAAGTTGTATTCAAGCGAAGTTATATCAATATTCTCTTATTAAACAGAGCGATTCCAGGGATAAAACCATTTGATGAAGATGAAGGCGAAAGTACTTGCAAGAACCAACCTTCAAGCAAAGGAGGAAGGAAAGTCTTGCAGACAGCAAGCCAAATCAAGGACAATTGCAATAATTTTTTCATGAACTTAATGAACTAAAACGATGGCAGAAAATAATGATGTGCTTAGTATATCCGCGGTAATAAACGGGAAAGATATAGAGACAGGTGCGAATGAATTTGTCGCCAAAATTCGTGAAATGCAATCTGCATCCGAAAAGGCTACAAACGAAATGGCCGATGGCTTTCAATTTGTGAAGAAAGTCGTTGAAGAACTTGCTGCCGTTATTGATGCAAGCGGCCAAAAGTTGAGCGCTCTATCCTCGTCTATCGGTGTAGGAAATACCAGTGGGCAATTTAACGAATTGCAAGAGCAAGTAAACTCACTCCTCAGCAAGAACACAGAACTAAAGGCGAAGTTGGAGGAGGTGACAAGAGGGCTTAATACGCAAGGCGAGGCCGCACAACAAACGAAAACAGAATTTGAGAATCTTGGCAATGCCACGACCAAGGCAGGAACGTCTTCCGCTTTTAAGGAAGCGCAGGAAGACGTCAAGGCATACGAATCAATTCTGAAACGATTAAACACGCAATTAGAATCACTCTACGAAAAAGAAGAACGCCTCAAAAAGTCGCGGTCAAGAATTGAAGATACTAAGCCATCAACCGTAGCAGGGCAACAGTCAAAAGAAAGGAGGCTGGAGTACAATTCGCAAGACCTTGTCGAAACGAGGGACAAGATAAAAAACATTAGCAACGCGATTGCAGAAACAAGCGCCAATCTTGAACAAAGCAAACAGCGGATGGCCCAGTTTGCAAACGAAGCAGGCAACGCATCATCCAAGACTACTGCTCTACGCACACAATTGCGCAATGCAAGGCAGGCCGTTGCAGAACTTATTTTGTCGGGAAAACAAAACACCGCAGAATTTGGACGGGCTGTCAACGAAGCCAACAAATTGCAAGCAGCCTTTAACAAGGTTAGTTTTGCCGTTTCTGGAAAAAGTCTTGCATCAAACTCCTTTGGTATGCTTGCCACAGGCATTCAAGGCGTGACAGGAGCGATGACAACATACATGGGTGTTGCTGGCTTATTCACCAAAGACCAAAAAAAGCTCATGGAAATACAAACGAAGCTACAGGCCGTAATGAGTATTTCTATGGGCGTTCAGCAGACGTTAGGTGCAGCCGTCAAGATTTCAACGATGTGGGATGCGTTAAAGGCATCCGCTTTAGCTGCCGTTAATGCAGAGATGGCGAAGAATACTGCCGCAACTGCCGCGCAAACTGCGGCTCAATCAGTTGAGACTGCCGCGACCGTTGCTCAGACTGGCGCAACATGGGGATTTGTCACCGCGTTAAAGGCTGTCAGTCTTGCCATCAAATCAATTCCTGTAATCGGTTGGGTGTTGGCCGCAATTAGTGCTGTCGTTGCTGCGGCTACGTACATCTATAACAAGATGACCGAATTAACAGACGAAGAAAAGACGATGAAAAAAGTTGCGGAGGATAACGCGAGAGCGCAAGAAGCCCTACGTAGTGAATATGCCAATAGCGATAAGGAGATTGCAAAAAACATCGTGACCTTTGAAACATTGAAGGATAAATATGAGAAAGTCAAAGGAAAATCCAAGGAATTAGATAAGTTCTTAAAGGAGAATAAGGGCCAATTTGACGGATTAGGCGTATCAATTAAAAATGCTGCCGATGCAGAAAACCTCTTCAATAAAGGTTCAAAAAATTTTATTGATTCTATGAAGCTAAGAATCAAGGCAACGGCATTGTTTAATATAGCCGTGCAGTCGCTTCAAGAGGCACTTATCCATGACCGCAATAGCAAGGGCTGGGAACATCGTTTGTATAATTATCAAAATTATAAAGACCCCACAACTGGCAAGAAAACTGACTGGAAGAAATCAGACACAGAGGTCGCTAAAGAAGCACGCAACGCAATGAACGGAGAGGCAGCGTTGAGAGATGCCGCAATGAGTAGATATTATGGATTCATGCAGGACTATAAAAAACTGATTGAAGATGCTGAGAAGTTATTCAATAATGGAGGCTTCAATAAAAATGGTGAAGGTGAAGGTGATGGAGATGATAACAAGGATACTGGAAAATCCGCAGCTGAAAGACTTGCTGAAATCCGTCAGAAAATCAGCGAATATCTTGAAGACATTGAAAACAAGCATAATGATAAACTAAAGGAAATTTATAGCCTAAGAAACGAACTTATCACAAATGAAGGAGAAAAAGAGCTTGACAGCATTAGGAGGCAGCGAGACCAGCAAATGGCAGAAAACAACAAATGGCTACAAGATATTGCAAAAAAAACAAGAGAGCTGGAGAAGTTCAAACACATTAATGCGAGCGAATCAAACAATGAAGCCACATGGGAAAAGACAGACATGGGAAAGTGGAATATTAAACAATGGGAAGAATTTGTTTTGAAAACTCAGCCAAAAATAAGAATCGATTATGAAGCTATGGCAAAAGCAATATCTGCCAATGCCGAAAAAAGTGAAGAAGATGCTGTAAACAAGATACTTGATAAGTATTACAAAACGCAAAGAGATAGGGCGAACAAAATCAAGGAATTAAAAAATGATATAGAGTTTTTAGAAAAGCAATTAAAGACAGCGGAAGGCGAACGTAAGGCAGAAATTCAAAAGTCCCTGGATGATGCCAAACGGCAGCTCTCAGACACAGAGAGCTACAGGCAGGAATGGAATGATTATCTATCCTCCTATGGCACATTTTTGGAAAAGCGGAAGGCGCTGGAAGATAAATTTGCGATGGAATCAGCTGGACTTGACCAAAACTCTCCTATCTACAAGAAAAGCAAAAAAGAATACGAGAAATCGTTGCAGGAGCTGACTTTTGACCAGATGAAGAAAAATCTTGACTGGGAGGCCGTTTTTGGCGACCTTTCAAAGATGACAAAAACAATGCTGGACGAGCTGGAAGCCAAATTGCAATCCATCATCATAAACGGAAAAAATCTTAGCGTTGAAAGCATTAAGGAGATAACAGAGAAATTAAAAGAAGTTCAGTCGGCAAGGTCGCAATATGACACCTTTGGAGCATCATTAAGAAAACTTTCTGATGCAAGGGCCACCAAATATGCAAGGCAAGCAACGTTAGAGGGTTTCACCGTAAACGGAAAGAACATCTATAAGGCTTACCAAGAGGCAGTTGCCAAAGGCGATGTCAAGCAACAGGAGGAATTAAAAGAGCAAAAAAACTCTTACAACAAATCCTTCGGTGATGCTTTAAAAGAAGCAACTGAATCAACTAAGGAATACATTAAGGCACAATATGCGGCAGCAGAGGCGCAGGCTCGTGTTTCTGCAACCATCAGTGGTGTTGCGAAAGCATTCAAGAGCGTTAAAAATATGCTTGGTGCATTCGGTGTGAAATATTCAGATTCATTCAATGAAGGATTTGAAGAATTTACAAAGGGCCTATCAGAATTTGCCGAATCATTCAAAGATATTGATATTACAAACTTGGGCGATTTGCTCAGCCTCACGAATCCAATCAACGATGTTGCATTGGCCGTCAGTGCTGTTGCTGGCACAATCACTGGTGTTGTACATACATTTGAAGGCATCGGAAAGATGCTTGGCTTTGGCGCGGATTATTCAAGCTATAATAAGTTAAAGGCAGAATACCAAAAAATATCATCCATTTGGGATGAACTTATTAGCAAGAAGACAGAGTACATTAATTTGTCGTATGGAATCGAAGCGAAAAACGCCTATGATGATGTTATGTCAATAGTTAAGGCTGACGAGCAGGCTTTGCGCAATCTTATTAAGGTGCGCGGAGAGAGCGGCGCAAGCGCAGGAAGCCACTCTATCAATTATAGACAAAATTCTTGGATGACACAAGAAAATTGGTCGAACGTATCAAGGGCCGTTGGCAAGGCAATTAATTCAGTTCAAGATTTGCAAAGCCTTACTGCCGAAGAGCTTGAAAAGGTGAAGATGTCAGATGCAGATTTTTGGTCAAAATTAGATACTGAGACACGCGACTATTACAACAAGATTATCAGTCTTGGAGATACCGCAGAAGACACTCTTGACAAATTGCAACAGCAATTAACCGCCACCTCATTTGACAGCGTTTACAATGACTTCACCAAGCTAATTTCCAATATGGATAGCAGTACAAGAGATTTTGCTGATAACTTCACCAGCTATCTCAAAAATGCAGTGATTCAAACCAAACTTGGCGAGAAGTACAAAGATATGCTTGAAGAATGGTACGATGAATTTGCCAAATCCAACGAAGACGGAAACATCTCTGTTGGTGAGGTGAGCAAATTGCAAGAAAGCTATATGCAGATAGTCGAGAAAGCTCGTAATGAAGCGAAGAATCTTCAAGACATCTATGGGTGGAGCAAGAGTGGTTCTTCGAGTGGAAGCCAAACCACATCCTTCACAGCAATGTCAGCAGACAAAGGCGATGAACTGAACGGTAGGTTTGCAGCAATTCAAATCTCTAATCAAAGTATTCTGGATAATCTAAAGACGCATTTTGCGCAAGCAGAGACATCCACCGCGGAGATTCTTGAAATACAACGCACCTCAGCAAGTCATTTGGCAACGATAGCCAAAAACACAAACGAGTTATACCAAATGAACGAACGACTAAACCAAATCGAAAGAAATACAAGGAGGCTTTAAAGATGGCAGCAAAGATTAATGGAGAAGATATTTTTAAGACTTATGGCGCAAAGTTGGTGAAAGGCGCATATAAGGAGCTGATGTCAGCGCCAAAAACAAAGGCCGTGATAGAAAATAAATCAAGACTGAAAGATGGCGTTGATGTAACCGTCTTGACGTTTGGAAGCAGAAGGCGCGTGGAAGACAGAGAGGTTAATTTGTCATTCGTGTTTAAATCCTCATCTTATGAAAAGACTGTATCTAATTATAGACAATTTAATACATTAATATCAAGAGATTTGATTAAATTTGCAATTGAGGCACTTGGCAAAACTTTCCGTCTTCTGTTTGTAGAGCAAACATCGCTGGATGTTTATCCAAGTAGTAATATTGTTGTAGCTGGATATAAGTTCAGAGAGCCGAATCCAGGCAACCAAGAAAATGAATAAGATGTTGGAAAACGTGACGATATACAGACATGGGGTAAGCGGCGAAGAAGTCGTTTACCCCAATTTGCCTATATATGAAGGAGGAGTGAGGCGCTGGCAGTTACAAGGGGATGATTATGTTACACTCAAGATTAAGTTACCCAACGCGATACCATTTCAGATAGGCGATTATTTCACAGATGAGCAAGGACAATGGGGTGAGCCACAAAGGTACTACATCACCTCTCCTGTCTTTCCTTCGTATTCAAGTAGTAACGGAGCATGGGAATATGAATTGAAATTTGAAGCCGAGTATAAATTGTGGGGAAACAAAGTCCTGCGGTTTATTGCTTCACACGCCGAGGGCGAGTTTTCTTTAACTGATACAATTGACCACCATTTAGATTTGGTGCTGGCGACATTGAAGCACCTTGGCTTGAATATCTGTAATGGCAACGGAAAAGAATATGAATACATCATACATTATGATGGCAGCAGCCTTTTCCCGAGAAGCGGAGCAGTAGAGAAATCCGTTAAACTCATTCAGTATTCAAACACTAACATTCTGCAAGCCCTTGACAAAATTGCTGAGGAGTGGCAATGTGAGTGGTGGATGGAAGGCAATGTTATCCACCTTGGGTATTGTGAGAAAGATGAAGATTCTTTTATTGACGCTTCATTAGATGATAATGTTGTAAGCTGGAGCGTTGACCAAAGCAAAGGCAGCTATATTACAAGAGTTTTCCCGTTTGGCTCAACGAAGAACATACCAGAAAACTACAGAAAGAAGTTAGATTTCAAGATTACAGATGTCGCTATTTATGACGATAATAATAGCGGAAATCCATACATCGCCATAAAAGACGCTTCGCATAAATTATCCGAGAGCTATTTTTCTTCCGCACTTATAGACGCTGGCGCTGATAGTTACTTGTTTGAGATTTCGAGCAAAGCAGATAATACATCAACCGAATCATCGCCAAAAAGATTCTCTAAACTACTTGAAACAAGAAATCTTGAAGCATACAAGAAAATCGATGTTAGCTCATGGCAGGTAACAATAAAGGCGAAAGATACTCAGACAGGGCAACAGCAGTCAATAGGCAGCAATGTTCTTCATTACAAATTGTACGTTGTTACAGGAATAACGACAAGCGGCTCAAAGGACGAGATAACCTACATCATCAAGCAAGGCAGCATACCAGATAACGGAGTTCTCACGTTTAACGAAACGACAGATTATCAACTGCAAGGTTCACGTGTTGCAGAATTGCGTTTTGAAGTGTATGGAGGCATCAGCAATCATGAGTACTATATCTTATCACAAGGGTTAGTCAAAACCACGTACAAAGCTCCTGTGACAGACTGGACGAGCAAGCAGCATTCAAGGGTAACGATTAATGTGCCGGGCAATACAACAACAAACGATGTTTATATTAATCCTTCAATAGGTGGAAACGCTGTTGATGACAAGCAAATCTTCAAAATGTCAGAAGGCTGGTTCGTTATACGGCCAAAGACAAAAGCGGATGGAACAGCAAGATACGGTTCGACTGAGGTAGAGGTCAAAGCAAATTTGCTTAACAGAGAGTTTGTGATGATAGGCTTGCTTGAATACAAATTGCCTATTGCGTGGTTTTTGAATGAATACGAGGAGGACACGCCGACAACAGCAGAGGGCATGGAAATGCTCAACAATATCACCGACAAACGTTTAATGTTGCCAAATGGACTGAATTGCGTTGAAGTGGGCGGCCTAAATGAGTTGCAGCACATTGAAGAAATAAAAATCTTTGATGATATATTCCCAAACGAAGAGCTTCATATCTCAGCCATCGAGACGAGAGATAGATATGATATTGAAGAACATTCAGACGGAGAGAAAACAGAAAAGCACTGGAAGCAATTTCGCGTTCAACTGAGCGATAAACAAGGGCGTGTTTTTTACTTCTGTGATGACTACTTGGCCAAGGATGGCTCAACTCTGACTATTTCGTTTTTGACGGACAACGAAGACACAAGCAGCACAAGCAAGCTGGCAGGAATGGATTTTGAGGTAAGATTCAACCCCGATGGTTATTCTATGAATGACAGCAAGAGCCAGTGGTTTGAAATCGTAAGAAATACGACATACGGCAGTGATTTCCCGAACGAAACGCTATGCCCAAAAATAGGGGATTCAGTCTTGTTGTATGGAATTGACCTAAGAGCTATGGCAGCAACAGGCGTTGTCGAGGCGGCAGAAAAGAAACTGAAAGCCAAAGCCGAGGAATACCTAAAGAAGGCAAGAATTGACGACAGGACTTACACTATAAGTTTTGCTTCAAATTTCGCTTTTGAGAATATTGCCAACTTAATGAAGAAGGGAAAAAGGGTCAGTATAAAAGACCCATCCATTACAGGCTCTGAAATGACAAATTGCACGCTGATTGATGCAGATGGAAATACATTAACAGACAAAGAAGGAAAGTTACTTGTCTCGTTGGATTTTACCGAGGTTTCAAAAAGCGCAAGAGAGAGCAGGATTATAGGCTTTGAACTAAAAAGTGATATTCCATACGACACGCCGCAGGTAATGTGCGGAGTAAGCGGAATTTATTCGCGTTTGGCAGACATAGAACATAAACTAAGAAAGGAGAATAAAAATGGCAGAAGCTAAGATAAACTATACCGCAGAAGACATAAACAAGCTCTTAGCGGACATTTCAAACAAAGCAACGCAATCAGCACTCACGGAGGCTCAAAAACTCCTGCATGAGCAAATTAGGGGCATTAGCGCTGATTCTGACGCCTACTATGACCCATTTATCAAGATTGCGGATTACAACAATGAGAGCGAGGCCGTTGCTGGTTTGAATGCCCTTGACTATACCAACACGAAATACTTAGGGCATTTTAAGTTGACCGTCAACGGACGATTGATAACAGGAACAAACTACCCTATGTGGATGGCGAAAGGCGTTGTCTTACAGGTTATCCGAGGAGGAATAATAAAAGCATCAACGGAAGCAGGGTTTGCCAATTCATCAACAATTTACTCTGAGGCATACAGGTCAAGGAATGAAAATGGCGTTTGGTCTTCATGGACGTTTATGCAAATGCCGCAAAAGGCAGTTCTTAATCTTGGCTCTGACTATGAGACGCTTAAAACAACGCCAGAATCAAGTGAACTAAGAGACGTTGATAATTATCTTAACAGATTACGTTTAATTCTCAAAACGCTTGTTGATAAGTTAGACGCAGCAGGCATAATTTCAAAGTGATATGAAAGATTTGTTGCAGCCATCTTTAGGCACAGATTTAAAAATGAACATTCATATTGATGCCTGCGGAGGGTACTCAATGGATGACTATGATTTCAAGGTTGATTTTTTCGTTTATTCCAATCGCTCCTTGACTATTAAGAAGAAAGAAATGATACGCATTGATTCAGGCAATTATGTTGCCTCATTCAATAGCTATGAACTTGGCGTTGGCCCGTTGCAATGCCGTATCACCGCGGAGATTCCAGATGAAGACTGTGATGACGGATTCAGAAAAGAGATTGTTACATTAACGACAGATGTAGTTATATGCAAATAAATTATGGCTTGTATAAATGTTAAGGTAAGACGCGCGACAGACCCACCTTTGGTAGAGGTTGTAAGGCTGGACGGCTTAAATTGCGTTTCAATCAGACCAATTTGCAAGATTCCTACAGAAAAGCCACAAAGACCGCCTAAAGGTTATCTGTACCTCAGAACGTCAGAAAAGAAAATCATAAGAACAAACGACAAAAAACCAATACTTATAAAGGCTATGGCAGGAAATGATTCACAATATTACGATTTACCTTGGACGGGCGAGCAAGTAAAAGAAATGCTGTCTGGATTAATCGTTGATGAAAGTAAGGAGCAAGACAGCAAAGACAAATGAGCCAGGAGGAGAATGTCACCAAGTTATTATTGAAGGCAGACGATAAGCTAAGAAAGCAATATGAAACGCTGGTGCGTGAACTTATCGCCGCAACTGGGGAAGCGCCCAAAAACGTTTCCTCTGATGAGTTGTTCTCTATCGCGAAGCATTGCCCAAGGGCGGCCAAAGAAAAGATTGACAGGTTGCTGAATGAGTATTGCGCTCAAATGACCGCCACAATTCAAGCGGGAATTACGCAGGCTATTTTGTTATCATCAAACACTTCACAGATGGCGTTTAATGGAATGACGCGTTTTGATGAAGACGATGTGAAATCTTGGCGTAAAACAACAGCCGAAGCCTTCCGTGAGCAGCGGTTACATAATATGGGTGGGCTTGACTTATCCACAAGCGTTTGGAATTATACTCAGCAAACCAAGGCAGAGTTTGAGTTGGCGATGTCGCAGTCTATCGAGGATGCTTTAAAGAACGGTAATTCCGCTGAGCAGTTAGGCCGTGCTGTTCGTGACAAATTGAATAATCCAAATATGATGTACCGCCGTTATCACCTTAAAAAGTTGATGAGCGATGGCACGAAGAGAGATGTCGTTGAATGGCGCAGGAGGGTAATAGGTCAAGATGGAAGGGTAAGATTTGTCAAGGAGGATTTGGAGAAGGTGGGTCGCGGTGTTTATCGCTCAGCACGTCAAAACGGTTTGCGCCTTGCGATGACAGAGATAAATATGGCTTACAATTACGCGAATTGTAAGCGATGGAGCGAAGAGCCATTTGTCCTTGGCATCCGTATTCGTTTATCGAAGAACCATCCGTTGACAGATATATGTGACGAGCTTCAAGGCGATTACCCTTCTGATTTCGTTTTCACTGGTTGGCATCCGCGCTGCCGTTGTTCCATGTCTTCTATATTGATGGATAGAAATAGTGAAGAGTGGAGAAAGCTACGCGCGATGTCGGATGCTGAATACAACAGATATGTTTCACCAAACCGCGTGAAAGATTATCCGAAAGCATTCAAGAAGTGGTGCAAGTCAAATCAAGAAAAACTCCTTGATGCAGCCAAACGTAATAAGCTGCCTTATTTCGTTCGTGAAAACAGGGCGCAAGTTGAAAGGTTTTCGGGCATGCGGCTTGGTGAAAATTCTGCTCAACAGATAGACTATAGCCTTTCAAGCAATCTCGTTAAGATTGATGCCAGCGTGCTGCCTAAAGGAATGATGACGAACGAGCAAGTTAAAAAGGTCTTGTTTGCGTTCATCGATAATAATAATACTTTCTTTCCAAAACCGATAAGGGACATTGTCTTTAGCTGTGATAAGGTGGCTGGAACTGAGAGATTGCGCAATGGCTTTAAGTTCTATTTCTCAAATAAGGAAATAAACGGTTTTAATATGATGAAGGAGTTGAAGGGAGCATTTCACTCTATTGCGAATAACAAAGAAATGACTTTAATGCAGGAAACCGCAATGGAGACCGTTTGGCATGAATTTTTGCATTGTCATTCAAAGGCTTGGAGAAATGGTAGGGTTGATGATGCTGTCCCGTTGATGGAAACACTTAACGAATTTTACGCACGACAGACCTACCCTCAGTTCGTTGCAAAATTCGGAGGAAGGACTACGCATCATAAGGAGATAAGAAAAAACGGAATTGGCTATTACAACAATTCCGTCAATTTCCAAACTTTGCTCAAACATTTTGACATTGGCCAAGGCGTTGCAGCAAAGAAGATAGGCAAGATGTTAGATGATACTTACTATGACGATTTCTTCAATGTTTTGTTTGAGCGAGTGTTTAAGAATAAACTATCCATGAAAGAATATAAACACATTATAGAATCTATTGGAAGTAAAGAGGAATTTTTTAATGATTAACTGGAATTAATCTAACGGTGAAATTATTCTTAGAAAATCAGTTTTCATATATAATGGCAACCTATTTAGGTATTCCATCATTTTCTTTTCATTCTCCCTTATATAAAACAGTTTAGCTAAAAAATAATTAGAAGAATCCTCATCATGACATTTATCAAGACATTTAAAGAATCGTTCTTTACTCATTCCTCCTATTACTCTATCATGTTCTTCTTTCGTCATATTGTGGTCAAAAATCGTTTCCATAACATACCTATTTAATTGTTGTCCTTAATGATTACAGCGCAAATGTAGTAAATTATGTCGTAGCCTACACAATTTCCTGTTGCTTTTTTTGAGTAATGCGACACGCAAGCCAACGCGCCAGCGTGCCGCATTCTCTTTGCTTACCCGACTAACGTCTTGTGCTTTACCTGCTCCCATTGAAGCGTACCAAGCGATTCAATCAACTTGCCGAAGTGGTAATCAAAATTGAAATTATCCATCATGTGTTCAACTTCCTCTTCGGGGTAAGTCTTACAGAGAATCTGATAAACATTTTCTCTTACGAGGGTCATTTGGTTAAGACACTGGGCGAAATCGTTTGTGTTGAAATCGATAACTCCGTTCATAATCTCGTTTGCTTTCTTGTTGTTAAATTCAGCCATTGTTGTGAAATTTTATGTGGTTTAATATATAAGATGGATTTGTTTCTTTTGAAATTTAGAAGGGTCGTGATTCTTCATCCTCAAATAATGTCTTGTCGCCATTTTCAATGCGAAAGAGATTATTGATAAAATTGAATCCAACATGATTCCATGTGACATACGCCTTGACATCTTCGCCAAAAACGTGATACGTCTTTTTGCAGTACATCACCACTGGAAGCTTTGTTAGTTTATCTGTAGGATACCAAGAGCCATCAATATTGACGATATATCCGTTATTTGACAACATATTGTTCAAATACTGGGCCGTTGTCTTCAACTTCTTTGCTATCGTTGTAATATTGAAGAAAGGGCCATACTTCGGTTTATCATCGCAGTATTGGATATTTGCCTCATGCTGCCTTACATTAGCACTTGTCTGTAATGCTTGGCGCAGCAGCGCGTTATTTTCCTTTAGGGCTTCTATTAAATCCCTGGAGTGGTCATCTTCGGAATGTGTGTTTGCTTCATACTTTCCTGTGAGCCTAATTCTTTTAAGAATTTCTTTGACTCCTTTCTTGAACTCCTTAGCTTTTGGCAGGCGCGATTGCATTAAGACTTCGTAAACGCCAAATTCGGTGAGGAAAAGGTAGTTTGCACCTGCGTAAGTGCTTGATTTTGAAGGTTTCCAACAATTGCTTGGAAACCTTTTTTGAAAGTCCGAGGTTACAAATAATTTGATTTTCTCTTCTTCATCAATGCTTTTACACATCATATTTGAATCTGAATGGCCTATCCAAGAAGATACTTCCTTTGCTAAGAATAATGGATTTTCAATTGTGCCGAAAACAGTTACTGTCTGATTGCATACAATCTCCCTATCAATCAGGCAAAAATTTGATTTTGTACTCATAATACTTTAAATGGGTCAGTCCGAAAACTCGGTTGTAAGCAACAAGCCTATGCACACAGTTTTGTTAACCTGAAAAGGAAAAAAGGAATATCGGCAACACCTCTGAATTGGCTTCTGAACGCTTTCACCTTGGCGTTGAACGATTCCGCTCCAGCATTGGTTTGCCTG